ACGTGCGGGTGATCCGGCGGTTTACCGACATGGCGCTGTTGCCCGGCGGGACGTGGCTGATGGCGGGGCGCGACTTTGCGCAGAACCCGGAGGCGCAGCATTTTCTCGACTTGACAAAGCTGGGAGCGGCGAGATGGATGGAAGGCGAGATGCCCAGGGCGGCGCCGGTTCCGATGCCGGCCGAGCCGATGCCGGAGGAGCCGGAGCCGATGGCGGCGATGCCGTTCAACCCGGCGCTGACGGTCCCGTCGACGCGGGACAACTGGCCGCCCCGGACAGCGCCGGAGCTGTCGAGTGGCGGTCGCCGTGGTCCCAGACCGTATCGCAGATAGGGCATGACCCGGTATCCGGCGAGCTGCACGTCATCTGGGCCAACAACGGCCGCCACAGCGTCTACGCCGGGGTCACGGCCGAGCACGCGGACAAGATCATGAATTCGGCGTCGGTAGGGTCGGCGCTGCGCGGCCTGCGGCAGAACCCCAGTCATCCGCACAGGTATGGCGGTGGCTGACCTTGCCGACGCCTTTACCCGCATGGCCGAGCGCATTCGCGCGATTGAGCCCGCCGACTTCAACGGCGCGCTTGTCCTGGTGGCGCCGGACGGCACCGAGATTACGCTGATGATGCAGGGCACGCGCGACGAAGTGGTGTTCTGGTCCACGGCGAAGAGCAAGATCGAGATTGCCGCCACCGACTTCGCCCAGAAGGCAGCGGCCCCAGTGTTTGGACAATACCGATGATCAGGCTGGCTGGAATGAAGTTACCTCAAAAGGTAACGGTAGAATGGTGCGTTTCGGAAGTGGATGCCATCCGAACAATAAGCGGTGATAACGAAGCGGCGCACACCCGCGAGGACGATCTTCATAAAGCGGTGCTTAAGGCTATCGCCGAGGGCAATTGTGACGACGCCGCTGGTTGCGCGGCTGCGGTTCTCAAGACGCTAGATATTGATTTTGCGCGGTGGTGTGCCTAAACAGCATATGTGCTTTCTAAGAAAGACCTGACGCCCTCCCGCCCCGGCGCCGCCTCGCGCCGCAGGATTGCCGCCCCTGAGCCCGAGGAGGTCAACCTCGGCTGGAACCCCCAGAAGGTCGCGGCTTTCGAGAAGGCCTTCTGGGAATTCGCCGGGCACGTCCGCATCAATTCCAAGGAAAAGGGCGGCAACTACCCGATCGTCAAGGGCTTGTATTGGGGCCAAAAACAGTTTGTCCGCCGCCTGTTTGACGGCTTAGCTGAAGACAAACACACTATTAAATGCCTGAAAAGCCGACAGCTAGGCATATCGACGATCGTCGAATTGATCGTAACGTTTTGGATTGGCGTCTTTGACGGTACGCAAGGTGGCGTGGTCTTCGATACCGGGCCGCATACGGCGGCTGCGCGCAGGCGGATCAAGACCCTGATCGACAATCTACCTGCCAACTACAAATTTCCCCGCGTCGTGGCCGACAATAGGGATGGCTTGACACTAGAAAATCAAAGCCAATTGCTGTTCATGTCGGCCGGGGTGCGTGAGACATCAAGCTCCGGGACTCTTGGGCGGGCGTCCGGCCTTAATCTGCTGTGGGGAAGCGAGTTGTGCTCGTGGCAGAATACGGAAGGGTTGGTTTCGCTAAAAAACGCCCTGTCGCAGACCAATCCTGACCGCGTCTACATCGAGGAGTCCACCGCTCGCTCGTTCAACATCTGGCATGACGAGTGGATGGATGCCGTCAACAACGAGTTGGAGGAAATAGCCTACTTCGCCGGATGGTGGGCCAAGGACGACCAGCGAATTCTGCGCGGCACGCCGCAGTGGAAGGTCTACGGCGCCGATCCGCCGACCGAGGCGGAGTTGAGGCGTATCAAGGCCGTCAAGGAATTATACGGTTTTGAAGTCGATCTGGAGCAACTTGCTTGGTACCGCCGCTACATCGACCCGTCGCGCGAGCGGGAGGAGGATGAGCCTGCCGACGGATATCAGATACAGGATCAGCCGTGGACTGCCGATGAGGCCTTTCAGCAGTCCGGCGCGCCGTTTTTCCGCGCCGACAAGCTCACGGTCGCGAGCCAGGCGGCGAAGAGCATCAAATACCGGCCCTATCGGTTCTGGCCGGGAGATTCGATCATCAGTTGCGACGTGCAGCCGTCGAAGACCTGGAAAGAGGTCGAGCTGAAAGTCTGGGAAGACCCGGTTTCCGACGGCTGCTACGTCGTGTCGGGCGACCCCGCCTATGGGCGCAACGAGTTCAACAACAATTCGTGCGCTCAGGTGCTGCGCTGCTATGCCGACGCGGTCGAGCAGGTTGCCGAGTACACCTCGGCCATCATCGAGCCGCATCAGTTCGCGTGGCTGCTGTGGACGCTGGTCGGGTGGTACGGCTCGGCGCACCAGAGCCAGGTGGTCTGCATTTGCGAATTGAACGGTTCGGGCGAAGAGGTGTTGCGGCAGTACAACGTGACACGCACCCTGTTGCGAGACGGCTACATGCGCTCGGCTGCGAGGGAAGCCGGGATCAACAACATCTTCCACAATGGCAAGAACTACGTCTACAGCCGGTCGGATTCGATGAGCACCGGGCATAATTGGTGGTGGAAGACCTCTGGCCAGCTGAAGGTGCAGATGATGGACGGCCTGCGCGGATATTTTCATAACGACACGGTGCTGGTCCGGTCGTATGACGCGCTGGAGGAGATGAAGACGATCGCCCGCGAGGGCGACAAGATCGGCGCGCCGTCGGGCAAGCGCGACGACCGCAATTCGGCATTGGCCTTTGGTGTGCGGGCGTGGGAGGAACGGCTGCGGCGCGACCTCAACAGGACGAACCGGACCCGCGAATCCGACCGCATCCGGCGTGCCGGCTCGCCAGTGGACATGATGGCGCTGTTTCAGAAGAATTTGCTTGAGGACATGTTCAAGCGTAAGGCTGCGGGCAGACAGGCGGCGCGGCTGGCGTCATTGCAGCGCCACGGCTTCAGGATGCGGTGATGATTAGAGATTGCGATCTTAGGAAGATGACGCCGGAAGAGATTGCCCAAATCAAGAGGCAGCTTAATTATCAGAAGGTGGCCTTGGTGAATGGGCACCTTCAGATTGTCAGGATTGAAGACGCGCCCGACGAGGCGGATTTTTTGGTATGGGAGCGTGGTGGAGGCGGGTTCTCGGCGCAAATCGAGAGGATATCTATATCTGAAAACGATGAGAAAGTTGCCGCGTTAAGAGGCGGGGATTCTAATGGCTAAAGGATGCGGTGAATGATATCAAAGCCTATAGAATTTCAGGCCCTTAGTATTGTTAGAACGATACACTGGTTCCAACCCCATGAGGTTCGTCCCCCGGAAGATGTCCCGCTGTTTGTTGTGTGGTTGGGGAAGCTGAGGATGGCGAGTTGGAATTCTCAGGTTTCCAATTGGCAAGAGTGGCCTGACGGGGACTTTGATTGCGGTTGCGAGGTAACGTGGTGGGCAAATCCGCAAGCCTTTATGCCGGTGGAGTCTCTGTGATGGCGAAATCCAAGGTGCATCGGCTTTTTGAGGCAGGCCCTATTACAGAGCCTGACGCTGAAATGGTGAGCAATCTCCGCGCCCTTCTGAGTCAAGCGCGCCGCCGCGAAATCAAAGGGTTCGGATACTTCCTGGTTCGCGCCAACGACAGCCTTGTGAGCGGCTGGAATGCCGGCGTCGCCGATCGACACGACATGGTCGCGGGGGCGACCCTTTTGCAAGCGCGCGTAGTGAAGGCGTGGGTCGATGGCTAAATTCCAGCACTACCACTGCTCGGCGTGCAACGGCATTTTCAAGTTCTTCCACGCCCTTTCCGATTCGCCGCCGCCCGACTGCTGCCAACTGTGCGGGGCCGTGCTGGACGACAATGCAGCGCCGGCCTTTGTCCCAAAGGCGCCGGGTATCCGCAAGAGCGCCCTGGTGGCATCCGAGCACAAGCTCTACCGGCAAATGGAGGCGTCCTCGATCCAGCGCGCCAAGGAGGCTGCATCGGTTGCCGGGGTGCCGGATGTCGAGATGTCGCACATCAAGATCACCAACATGCGCGAGGCCGGCGAGATGCGCGAGGGCGACACCGCCGCCATCATGCCGCCCGGCAACGCAGTCGCGCAGGTCATGCAACAGCACCCGAACATGGTCGGGTTCAATACCCAGCAGCCGGGCGCTCAATATGCGCTCGGCCGGCCCGACGCCGGGGCGCTGACGCACAGCACCGCCATCATGCCGAACCATGCGCGGGTCGCCGACAGGCTGGTGTCGGCCGGCAGGATGAACCGATGATCATCCCGCGCGGTCAACAGGCGCGCGCCAAGCTCGCCGAGATGATCGTCACCAAATGCCAGGCGTCGCGCGGCCACCGCGAGTCGGCCTATCGGATTTACGGCCAGTGGATCGAGCGCGGCTGGGCGTCGGACGACGGGGCGGGCGGGCTGGCGCTCGCCAACATGCTGTACAGCCATACCGATCGCCTCGCCGCCTACCTGTTCAGCCCGTTCGAGCTGAACTTCGCCGTCCCGTTCGAGGAGCGATTGAGACGCGAGTGGTTGGAGCGCGGGCAGGTCTGCGCCCGAGCCGTCACTGACGAATGGAAGAACGGCAACATCGACCTGTTGTTCGGCGCCGCCGTGAAGCCGGCGGTCGACTACGGTGCATGCTTCTTGAAGCAGCTCGTCGGGCGGGACGCCGACGGCAATGCCGAGATGCACGGCGCTCGCCTGGTGATGCCGCAGATGTTTGGCGTCATGGACGAGACGGTCAACGACCTCGACAAGCAGGAAGCCTTTGTCGAGACGATGATGCTGAACGAATGGGAGGTATGGCGCCGGATCAGGCACCTGCCGGACGCGGACAAGCTGTTGAAGCGCATTAAGGCCAATTCGGAAAAGCAGGCCGGGGTGTCGCCGCCGACCTCCTTCATGCACCAGGTTCTCTCGACGGCCACCCTCGAGCTTTCCCCGGCGGCGGCCGGGCAGCCGCGACCCGGCGGCTGGGTTCAGACCGGCGGCGGCAACAACTACCCGAATGCCGGCCCGCAAGTGGACATCGACCTCTACCCGATGGAGGAGATTTGGGTCCACGACGACGACACCGACGACTACACGACGATGCTGTGGATGCGGCCCGACATCCTGATCTCGCCTTTTGGCAGGCCGACCAACCTGTGCGTGCCGGGGTATCATCCGTACCAGATGATCCAGGCGAATTTCGAGCCGGGGTATTTCTGGGGCCGTTCCGAAATCGCCGACCTGATGCAGCTTCAAGCGTGGCTGACGACGCACCTCAGCGACATCAACAAGATCATGGGGCAGCAATTCGACAAGTTCATCGCCTATTCGGGGGCCGACGGCATCAATGCCGAGCAGTACGCGATGGACAAGGCGCAGGGTTTCGTAAACCTCGGGGCTGGCGGCAACGCGGTGGACCTGACGCCGAAGATGCCGGAGAACGCAATCCCGCTGATCCGCGAAATCCTGTTTCTGATGGAGCGGGTGTCCGGTTTCCCGCCCATCATGTCGGGCGGCGGCGAGCCTGGGGTGCGCGCGGGGGTCCACGCCGACACCTTGGTCAAAACCGGCTCGCCCCGGCTGCGCGACCGTTCGCTCTGGATCGAGCGGCAATGCGCGAAAGCCGGCGACCTGACGTTGGCGATCCTGCAGGCCAAGGGCACGACGGTCTATTGGACCGACGCGAACGACGAAGGGTCGGACTTTCTGTTGTCGCAGATGCCGAAGTCGCGGCGCGTCAGCGTCGACTCGCATTCGTCGTCGCCGATCTACCACGACGACCACATTCAGCTGATTGCGTTCCTGGTGAAGTCGGGGATTCTCGACCCGATTTCGGCACTGGAAATGCTGAACCTGCCGAACCGCGACCTGTTGATCCAGCGCGCCAAGGAGCGGATGGCGCAGCAGCAGGCGCAGCTACAAAAGCTGGAGCAGGAAGACCCGGAAGCCTTCGCGAAGGTTATTCAGGGCGGGGGTCGCAAGAAGGCCGCTTAGCCCAGCGGGTCTGAGCCCGCCATTCGTCGACCTCGTGCTGGTAATAGACGATCCGGTTGACGATCCGGTAGTAAGGCGGCCCTTGCTCGCGATGGCGCCAGTTCAACAGCGTCTGCGGCGTCACCTTTAATTGACCGGCAAGCTGCTGAGAGGTCAGCTCAGTAACGGGCGCAGGCTTTGGCTCGCTCATGTCCCTTATTGTACGGTCACACCGATTCAACCGCAATAGAATTGCGCGCAACTCCGGTCTCTCGCAAATGCTGCTCCGTCCGGGCTCGTCTCGCACCGCTTTAGCGGGGGCTCCCGGCAGTGTGCAACTGAGAGATGGAGAAGAGCCATGTTGACGATGCCCGGCGTGCGGTATCGCGGCAAGCGCCGTCACAAGCGGCGCTAGACATGCCTGACATGCCGATGGCTCCGGGGTCGCCGCCGCCCGGCGGCTCGCCGCAGCCTCCCCCAACGGCCCCTGCGTCTCCCCAGCCCGGTCAGGCCTCCGGCCAAAACCCGGCGACGACGCCAGTGGCGAATCGCGGGACGGAGCAAATGGCCCTGATGGCCATCGGCATGCACGCCCACCAGATTTCCCAACTTGTCACCAAGCTGCCGTTCGGGTCCGACGAGCAGCGCGAGATTTCGGATGCGGTCAACCGGATCGCGAAACACGCCAAGCCGCAGTCGGCGCCGCCGGGCGTCGAGAAGACCCAGGCGGACGCGATGCAGCTTGCCGCGCGGCAGAACGCGATGCGGCTGCAGGCAATGCGGCAACAGCAGCAAGGCGGACAAGGCGGCGCCCCGGCCGCCGGCGGCGCGCCCGCAATGGCCGCATAGGACGGAGAGCCCCAGTGGACATCTTTCGCGACAATACCCAGCGGATGCCGAAGTCGGATTCGCAGATTAAGAAGATCGACTTCACGCAGTCGCAGATCGGCGGTCGCACCGACCACATTCCGACGCCCAACAAAGAGGGCGACATGGCGATCCGGCACGTCCCGAACGCCGGCACCACGAGGTAATCCGCGATGCCGATGGTCGAAGTCGACGAAGCCCAGCTGGCGACGTACCAGCAGCTTTCGCGCTTTGTGCAGACCGCGCTCAACAACCCGAAGACGCGGCGCAAAATCCTCGAAGCCGACAAGGCGCTCAATCCCGACAAGGCCATTCCCGAGCTCGACGCCGCCGACCCGCTGCATGACGAGCTGAAGGCGCTCCGCGAGGACATCCAGAAGGACCGCGACGAGCGCGCCAAGCAGGCGGCCGAGGAGGCGGACAAAAAGACCAAGGCCGACTGGGACCGTCAGTGGTCGCGCGGCCAGCAGAAGCTGCGCGAGTTGCGGGTGTCCGACGAGGCGATCGGCGAAATCGAAAAGCTGATGGGCGAACGCAACATCGTCGACCACGAGGCGGGCCTGGCGCTTTTCGAGAAGATGCACCCGACCCCGCCCCCGGTCATGAACGGCTCCTCCCGCTTCGGATGGTTCGACGGGGCCGAGAAAGACCAGCCCGACGTGAAATTGCTGCTCGACCAGAACTACGACGAATTCCTCGGTCAGGCGATCGACAAGGCCCGCGCCGACTTCCGCGCAACCGGGCAGTAAAAGGAACGTAAATTATGCCGCTTCCCGGTCAGGGCGTAGTACCAACAGGTAACTTGTATTTGGAACTAACTTCCGTGGTACGGAGGGCTTTCGTTCCCGTTCTGTTCGTTCAAATTTATTACGCCGCTCCAAGTTTATTCTTCTTCTTGGGCGGCGCGGAAAAAGCAGCGGGCGGTCTTTCGCAGATCACGATCCCGATCCAGGGTCAGTCGATGGTCCAGGGCCAGTTCACCGGCCCGGCGGGCGGCTTCAACGCGCCGCAGATCATCCCGGCGATCCAGAACGCGCAATTCCCGCTGGTCTACTGGGTCGTCCCGGTTCCGTTGTACTTCGGCGAGCGGGTGCTGCAGGCAACCGACACGGTGATCTCGACCGTCAAGGCGCGCATGAATGACGTGTGGAACGTCACGGTGCAAAACATCGCGCGCCTGATGTTCCTGAACAACAACACGCAGACCAACACGCTGCTGCCCAACAGCATGATCGACGCTTTCGACGACGGGACGAACGTCACGGTCTACGGCGGTATCAACCGGCTGGCGCCCGGCAACCAGTCGTGGAAAGGCCAGTATTACGTTGCCGCGACCGGGACCGGGCTGCCGGGAACCTCCGGCTACACCCGGACGACGATGTCCAACCAGATCATGCAATCAACCGACAAGGCCGGTGGCGAACCGCCGACGTTCGGATTGATGAACCCCGGCGACCTCGCGACATTGAATGCCGACTTTATCGGGATCGAGCAGCAATTCGTGACGCCGGGTCGCGAATATTCGATGTCCACCGCCGTCCGGTCGTCGTTCCCGAACCTCAACGTCGCGGGCGTGCCGATCTTCGCCGACCACTTCTGCCCGCAGGGGACGGTGCTGTTTCCAAACAGCAAGTACACCAAAATGTACATGTCGGAGGACGCCGCCTTCGACTTCTCCGGGTTCTACCCGCTGATTCCGCTTGGCCAGATGGGCCAGCAGGGCGTGGTCGTGCTGGGATACAACCAGGTCACGAGCAAATGCGTCGCCAACGCCATCGTTACCGGCGTCGGCAACCCGGCGTTCAACAACCCGATTTGATGAGCGGGAGCTAGCCCCTAAATGCCTCAGAGCGACATTGGCGTCGGCAACCTGCCGTTCCCGCAATTCGTCTACCCGTTCAACATTACGAACGAGCCGTATCAGGTCGGCACCAACCGGATTTCGCTGGTGCCGGCGCAGGCGTGGTATGTACCGCGCGGCAAGTGGCAACTCTCCGTCTCCGGCTCGGTTTCCGCGTTGCAGTGGTTCGACCCGGTGCGCCTCGAATGGGTCAACCTGCTTGGCCCCGGCGCCGCATGGCAGACCGAATATTTCAGCGACGGCGCCAACTACCGGGTGATCAATCTTTCGGACAGCTGGTACACCGGCATTGTGAGCGTGGCCGGCACCGGCTACGCGCAAAGCTCGACGACCGTAACCGCAGGGACCGGCAACTCGACCTGGCAGCCCATCGTCGGCGGCGCGCTCGGGACGTTTACGACCAATACCGGAACCGGGTTCAATGCCGGCTCGGGGTGGACGAAGGCGCCGATCGTCGTCATCCCGGCGCCTCCCGCCCCAGGTATTGCGGCGACGGCGACTTGCGCGCTGTCGTCGGGGGCCGTCGGCACGGTAACGATCCGCACCGCAGGCGCCGGCTATACCTCGGCGCCGCCGATCTACCTGTTTCCCGACCAAACCGACCCGGCGTTTATCGCTGGCACGGCGGTCCTGTGGTCGCCCAATCCGGGGCTCGTGACCGTCGCGCTGACCGGCGCCGGGACGCTCACCGGATTGCTGCTCACGAATGCCGGCCAGTCGCTGACCACGGCGCCGACCTTGACGGTGAACGGCGTCGGCTCGTCCGCCACGGCGACGACCAGCCCGGCGACCGTGGTCGCGGCGGCGAACGACGTTTTGACCATTCAGCCCTGTTGAGGCGCCATGTTCGCAAAATACGACGACGCGGTAAAACCGACCAAGGAAGGCATCGAGTCGCTCGCCATCCGGCACCTGTGCTCGCCGGGTGAAATGGCCGCGATGCGGTCGATGGCGGCGCTTCGCGCAAAGCTGCCCGACGCCTATCGGGTCGTCGGCCACCGCCCCGGCGTCGATCATCCGTGGGTCCATGTCGCCGCGCGATGGGACGGCAATGCCCTGTCGGACGACGTGTCCGCCGAGATCAGGGAAGCCGTCAAGCCGATGATGGTTCGGTACGCCGGTTTTGACGACGGCATGTTCTCATGGATGGTCCAAGCGCCGACGCCGGAGGACGAAGAGACATCCAAAGACGCCCCGAAGGCGCAAGCCGAGGGAACCCCCGTCGTGTTCGCGACTGCCCCTCCGGCGCAGACGCTTCCGGTTTCACCGACCGCCGACAAGCCGGCCTGATCCGCCTTGCGGGGGAAGCCCCCGCACCGCAGAGGCATAGTCGATGCTCACAGCCTATGAAACTGCGGTTCAGCAACTGATCCAGTCGGTGCGGTCCGGGCTGATTTCGACGCCGACGCTCGACAGTTACATCAACACAGCGCGCGCGCAGCTCGCGGCGGATGCGGAATGCATCAGGTCGCCGGCGGCTCTGACCTTTGCGTCTGGCGTTCGGAGTTATCCGATCAGCGCTTTTGTCCCGACAATTGGGGGCACTCTCGGCACGTTCACGGTGCGTGTCGGGCAGGTTACTGGCGCGCTGATGCCATTGGAAATCAGGTCATGGGAGTGGTTCGCCGCGTATTATCTCGGCAACCCTGCGTCGGGCGTGCCGACAGTCATGGCGCAGGAGGGACAGGGCCTGTCAGGAACCTTCTATTTCAGCCCGGTCCCGAACGCTGTCGGCACGGCGTCGTTCGATGTTGCCTGCCTGCCGGTTCCGCTGGTCAACGACTCTACGCCCGAGGCGATCCCGGCTCTGTGGACCGATGCGGTGCCGTTCTATGCCGCGTGGCTGGCGATGATGCAGCTCCAGCGCCAAGCCGACGCGCAGGTGATGTTGGGGCGGTACAAAGAGCTGGCGATGCGCGGCCGTCAGGAGGCGACGCCCACTGTCCTGCCCGACAATCTGCCGGGCGGCATTGGCGCTCACGCCGCCGCGCTCAAGGCGACGCTCACGGCGCCGTCGCAGGCCGGGCGAGGCCCATGATGCTGTTCCAGTACCTCCAAACCACGCGGCGCTTGGTTCTCAACGATCAGACGTTCGTGAAGGTCAACGAGTTTGACCTGCGGGACTGGGTCAACACAGCGCGCGGCCAGATAGCGGGCGAGAGCGAATGCATTCGGGTTTACTCGACGCTCGCGGTCAACAACCCGACCCAGCAATATCCGTTCTCGGCCATCGCGTTCCCGGCCGGCACGCAGGGCGTCGCGGCCGTCCAGGCGGTGCGGGACGTCACCTGGCAGATTGCCGGCGGGGCCAAGAAGGTCTATTCGCGCGAATGGGAGTGGTTCAATCGCTACATTCTGTCGTCACCGGTCCCGGTGCCGGGGCCGCCTAAATACTGGGCGCAGTACGGGCAGGGCACGCAAGGGACGGTCTTTGTCAACATCCCGGACAGCGCCTACACGCTGAACCTCGATACGGCCTGCCTGCCGATCCCGCTGGTTGACGACACGACAGTAGAGGCGATCCCGCGACTGTGGACCGACGCGGTGCCCTACTATGCCGCCTACATGGCGTTTCTCCAGCAGAGCGACAAAGACAACGCCGACAACATGATGCGGTACTACGGCGAGTTCATGCAGCGAGCGCGCGCCGCCGCAACGCCGAGCGAGCTGCCCCACCAATTCGCCGGCACGTCCGACCCGACTGTCGGCAACAAGCTCGGCATCCAACAGAGAAGGTCAGCAGCATGACGAATTGGAAGATTGTTTCGGGCGGGCTGGCACTGGCGGTCCTGGCCGGGGTTGTCGGCGCCGCTGGCGCGCAGTACGCGCCCTACACGATCGCGACCGTCACCGGAAACGAATTGGTTCAGGTCGGCCCCAAGAGCACGTCGCCGCAGTATGTCTACGACGGCTCGTTCAGGGGCGGCCACAACGCTCCGCCGACGGGTTCGACATCGCCTGCTCTGACAAGTTGCGGAACCAGCCCAAGCGACACCGGCACCGATGGCGAAGGCACGGTCACGATGGGAACTGGCTCGCCGACCGGATGCGTCATCACCTTCGTCAAGGCGTTTGTGACGGCGCCGAATTGCACCGTGACATGGCAAGCGACTCCGCTGGCGTCGCAGAGCTACGCGGTGTCGGCGACGGCCATCACGCTGACCCAGACCGCCACGTCGTCGAACGTCGCCAACTGGGTTTGCCGGGCCAATGTCGGCGGGTAAGCGCTGATCAAGATGCTTTACGACTACCTCAAAATCACGGAGGGGCTGCTCCGCGACCGCTCGCAGCGGCAGATGAACACCGAGGACCTGGTTTTCTACATCAACCGCGCCCGCCGCGACCTCGCGCTGCGAACGCAGTCGATCCGCCGCCTGCCGCCGGTCTCCGGTTCGGTCCTGACGATCGAGGTCACGGCCGGCGGTTCCGGCTACACCAACCCGCAAGTCGTGATCAGCGGCCCGGACTTTCCGTCCGGCACAGTGCCGTTCCCCGGCGGGTCGCAGGCGACCGGGCTCGCGCAGCAAATCGGCGGGCAGATTGCCAGCATCAGCGTCTCCTATGGCGGGTACGGATATTTTCAGCCCAGCGTCAGCTTTACCGACCCAACCGGCTCGGGCGCCACTGCGGTCGCGACCGTTTCGCCGATCCTGACCGTCAACCCGTTTCAGGAAATCTACAACTTCTCGGATTTCCCGCTGACGACGCTTCCGGGCATTCGCTCAGTGTACGCGATATTCTCCGGGTCGATCATCTTCAACAATTTCCGGTACACATTACTTAATTATCCGTGGAGTATGTATCAATCTTTAGTCAGGTCGTATCCTCAACAGTATTTTTATGTTCCTACCGTAATGGCTCAATATGGCCAAGGCGCGGGAGGGTCGATGTATTTATATCCTCTTCCAAACGCCCTATACCAATGGGAAGTGGATTGCCTGTGTCTCCCATCCGAACTTGAGGATGACGAAGATTTTGAAGCGTTACCAGAACCCTGGACTGATGCGGTCCCGTTTTATGCGGCATGGCTCTCCTTCCTAGAGATTCAAAATTTCAACTCTGCAAGAGCAATGTTCGATATGTATAAAGAAGTGACCAGCCGATATAGCTCAGGGGCAAGGCCGCGTCTACTTGTAAACCCATACGGTAGACTATAAGTGATGCGCGAAGCTCCCATATATTTCTGCCGCCTTCTTCGTTCGCGCCGCAAAGGCTTCTTCTGCCGTATCAAAAATGCCAACGTATATTTGGGCGTTCTTGAGGCCAAGATAGGCAACGAACTTGCCTCGGCTTTTCTTGAAGCTTACGCCCTTATAGCCGCTCGCGTTGTGGGGAGGCTTGGCGCGGTTGGCGGCATTTTGAGTAGGCGATGCTTCACGAAGATTGGCCCATCTATTGTTCGATGGGTCCAAATCCTTATGATCCAGCCCGAGAATGGGCCATGCCCCGGTCATCATCAGCCAAGCCACGCGATGTGCAAGGTACTGTATGCTATCGCAACTCAGGCCGATGTGCCCCCCCGGCCCTATCCACCCAGCTATTTCGCCTGGACGCTTTGTGCTACGATAGGGGGCTATCCTGTACCGAAACACCCCCGTCTCGGGATCGTAGCTAAAGACCTCGTGTGCGCGTTCGTAGGTCAGGTCTTCCCGCGCGCCTTTGTAGCCCATCGCTCACTCCCCCAGCGCCGCGTCGATCATCGCTCTCCATACAACGTCTGTGGAGTGTGCGTTACGGGCAGTCAGGTTGCTAACCATTGTCCCGGTCGGCTCGCGCATAGCGGCAACGGCAGCGCGGGCCTCGCTGTACCATCCGGCCTTCCCCATCTGATCAAGCCAACTTGGCAGCAATACATCCGCCCAGATTTCGACGGGGCAGCCGTCTTTCCGCAATTTGTCAGAAAGCTGGGAATAAATTTCCCGGTCGCCATCATAAAGCCGTTGCGCAACGCGCTCGACCATCTCCGGGATTTTGATAGGATTGTCGTCAGCCACGCGGTGCTTCTCCATCGCTGGTTAGGGACGGCGCTGAGCGTGTCCAGCGCTCGCCCGTCCCGCTCAATCTATGCCTTTCGCTGGGCTGCGGTCAATGTCTGAGGGTCGCGCTTCCGGCGTCCCTGGCGCCCCGTCGCAAATCCCCGGCCTGCCGGAGAGCCTTCGGCAAATCCTGATCGAAGGGTTTTCGGGGCTCAACACCAAGGAGCCGCGCGCCGCGATCAAGGACACGGAACTGAGCGTCTGCGACGGGTGGATGCCGGTTGCGCCCAACATGCTGCGCGTGCTGCACGGAACCGGCCCCATCCTGTACACGTCAGGGACCGGCGCCGACATCGTATGGTTCGGCTTCGGCAACATCGGGAACGCGAATTATTGCTTTGTGCTGCATGCAAACGGCGAGTTGACGGCCGTGACGGTGCCGGGCGGGGTGGCGACCACCGTCATGCCTCCGGGAACAATCTCAAGCCCCACTTCCATCTTCGGCTTTTCGCAATGGGGCAGCCTTTACATGCTGTTCGCCAAGGACCAGACGAACGGCTACTGGATATGGAACGGGACAAGCCTGTTCGGTTCAGGCACGGCCGGGCCGATCGTCGATATTTCGGACGGGGGATCGGGCTACACGTCGATTCCCGGCGTCAGTGCGATCGGCGGCTCCGGCTCGGGCATTGTGCTGACCGCGCAGATCGACAACGGGGCAGTGTCGCTCGTCACGGTCGTCAACCCAGGGTCGGGGTATCAGATCGGCGATTCGCTGGTGGTGATCTTTGCCGGCGGCAACGGCACGACTACCCCGGTCGGCACGGCCAACATCAGCAACGGCGTCATCACCAGCACGTTCCTGCAGTCCGGGGGGCAGGGATACCAAAGCTCCACCGGCGTGCAGACGCCGCCAACGGTGGTGATCACCGATTCGACGGGAACCGGGGCGCAGATCATCGTCAACGGGATGGCGGGCGGCATCATCACGTCGCTGCAGATCGTGTCGGGCGGGAGCAATTATACCGCGCCCACATTGAGCTTTACGGGAGGCGGCGGCTCAGGCGCTGCGGCCCTGGCCTTCGTCGACCAAGGCGTCATCACCAGTGTCACGGTTGTGACGCCCGGCTCGGGATTGCAAGCCACGCCCACGGTGCAGTTCGTCGGCGCTACCGGGGCGGGCGCCACCGGCATTGCGACGGTCGGAGTCGGCGGGTCGGTTGCCCAGGTGCAGATACAGGCCGGCGGCAAAGGGTACACCAACCCGACATGGGCGATCTTCGCGGGAGGCGACGGCCCAGCGGTCGCGACGCTGAACCTGATGCCGTTCGGCGTGTCAGGCACGGCAATGGAGGTTTACCAGGGCCACGTCTGGATCGCCAATGGTGCGGCAGCAGCGAGTTTCCCGCCCAAGGGCCGCGTGATCTACTCGGCGGGTGGCGATCCCTCCGACTTCGGCGACGACGGGGGCGCGTTTCTCGTCACGAACTCGTTCGCCCGCGTCGGCTATTATTCGCTGCATCAGACCAACGGCTTCCTCTACATGGTCGCGGATTCGTCGCTGGATTATATCTCCGGCGTCACGACGACATCGACTTCGACAACCGCGACGACGACATTCAACAACCAGAATGCCGACCCGCAAATAGGCTCGGCTTGGCCGTCAAGCACTACGGTCTATAGTCGAAACGTCATGTTTGGGAATATTGTCGGCATTAACGTGTCGCTCGGCGGCGCCGTGACGAAAGTCTCCTCCCCGCTGGATGGCATATACTTTACCACTGCACTCGGCGGCATCGACTACCCGTCGGCGGTTGCCCAGATATTTGGGAATGTGGTTTACATGCTGCTGTTGCCCGTAATTGACCAGGTGACAGGCGATACGGTCAACAAGCTACTGCTGTGGGATGGCAACAGTCCTTCAAAGCCGTGGTTCACCTCACAGCAAGACCGGAATCTCACCTACATTTCGACCTTTGAGCAAGCCTCGAATTTACAGGCCTGGGGCACCGACGGGACAAATATCTTTCCGCTGTTCGATCAGCCTTCAACAGGCTTCACCAAGACGTTTCAGTCGAAGCTGTACGCCAACCCCGCATATTGGATCACCAAGACGGCAAACGAGCTGTTCGGGATCGTTCAGAACGCGTCGGCGCCGCTGACCGTCACGGTTGACAACGAGTTGGGGCCGGGCAGCGGCGGCGGTTCGGTCAGCGTCCTTGCGTCGTCGGATGAATTCAACGTGTTCGGGCCGGTCCCGTGCGGCCAGAACGGCAGCCTGATCGGTGTGACGGTGTCGACTACCGGGGGCGATGCCACGGTCATGTCGCTGACCGTGATCGGCCAAGACGAAACCACGAGGCTGTAATGGCGATCGGGGCCTTGTTCAGCTTGCCGCACTCCCGCGAGGACTGGCTGCAGTTCAGCTTCGCGAACGCCGACTCGCACATCAAGATCGCGGCGGCGATCCAGAAGAAATACGGGGTCATGGTGCCGACCTACCCGCTCGACCCGATCCCGTGGTTCGACTACCAGACGTGGGCGCGTAACCACCAGCAGGCGCACGACGCGCAGGACGGCATCCTGGGGATTTTGGGCGCCGACTTCACGACCGGCGACCTGACGCGCTCCGACGAATTGGAGAATTTCGTCCGCCTCCACGGCAATGAGCATCTTCTCGCCGAACAAATGCTCGGGGTCACGTAACGGTGGGCAAGGTGCGCGTTAAATCCGTCTGGCAACCCAAGAAGGCTCCGCCGCCGAGCTGGGACTGGGATCCGTGGCACAAAGGGCCGCTGCCGCCGTTGCCCGCCGTGGATTTTGGCGAGGTTGCCCGGTTGACGCCGCAGTCGTTCCAGGTCTGGCGCGACCTGTTGTTGACGCGCATCACCGAGGTCTGGCCCGGCATGACGGCGCAGCGTGCCGAGATGCGCGTCCGCGAGTTCATGGTCATGCCGGACTGCATGCTGGTTCACAACAACGAGGCGATCGGCCTCGCGCGCGCCGAGGCGGACCCGATGGACGGCGCAGTCGTCATCCGGCAAATCTTCATGTTCTCGACCGCAAGGCGGCACCGGGCGTGGAACGCCATGCTGCGGGTCTACCGGCACATCGAGGCGTGGGGCGTCCACCAAAACGCCGTCCGGTACGAGATGGAGGGCGGCTCCGACATGGACCGGGGCAACCTGGTCGACCGATGCTACGCATATTATTACGACGGCGCACACCGCGATTTGAGGAAACCGAAGTGAACATCGAGCGCGCCACGTCGGCCGAGCGGATCAATGCGATCCTGAACCATCCCGACGTGCGGCCATGGGTGGCGGACACTGCGGAAGGGCCGCTCGACGTGTCGCGGCAGGTCGCGGACGCCGGCAACGTCTGTCTCGTCGGCGAGCACGGCGCGTTCTTCTGCTTCAAGTTCTTCCCTGGGACGTTCGAAGTTCACACGCAAATCCTGCCGGAAGGGCGCGGGCGGTGGGCGCGTGATTTTGCGCTGGCCGGCGCGCGCTATATGTTCACGGCAACCGACGCGGTGGAGATTCTGACGCGTGTCCCCGAGGGCCATGTCGCCGCTGCGGCCTTGGCGCGCGCAATGGGGTTCCGGGTGCAGTTCTCGACGCCGCCGGAGTGCCTGTTCCGTGGCAAGCGCGTGCCATGCACGATTTACGCGCTGACAATCCAGGATTGGGCGCTGCACGAGTCAGAGGACGACGGGGCGCGATTTCACGAATGGCTGAACCGGCAGGTCTCGGTCGGCGAGCCGCACGACCCCGACCCCGACCACAATCGGATTGTCTCGATTGCGCTCGCAATGATCAAGGCCGGGCAGGTTGTGAAGGGCGTGCTGTGGTACAACAGGTGGTGTGCTGCGGCTCGGCATGAGCCGATTGCGCTACTGAGCCTGGAGCCGCCGCGCATCCGGTTCGACGCCGGCATTCTGACGATGGAGGGCGGCGAAATCCGCTTTGACCCGTGCCACTAACGTTGTGCGTACCCATGAGACCGCATGCAGGAATCATAGATCGCGTCCCGTTCCGGCATGGCGGCGAGTCCGCCGGCAAGGCCGAAGTAATTTGCACCCTCGGTTTCGGCCAGCATTTCGTGAACGCAAGCGCGGTTCGCGACATGAACGTCCGGTGTCGGAGGATAGGCCGATATCGGCAGATATGGCGCGGCGCACCCGCCCAGAGATACAATTAATATCAATGAGCTAAAGAACGTAAAGTTCATGGATGTTCCTGATTGTCAGAGCGGGCAGTTCCCGCTATCCGAAAATAGCGAGCCGGCCCGAGGGGTCAAAACTCCACCCTCAAAGGCCGGCTCTGGAGATCAGTCGTGGTGGCGGCCTGATTTCCTGTCGGGGATATACGCGATGATCCCGCGTCTCGCAAGCCTCGAATGCCCGATCGCTGCTCACGGTCGCCCATGCTCCCGTAAATTGAAGCGTGGTGGAGCAAGCGCTGGAGAGGGCGGGCACTTCACCTTTCGACCGCTGCATTTCCGACGCCAGCTAGGATTGCGGGCAACACTGCGACGATCCTCGTCTACGGCTTCCTGCGCCAAACGGCCGAAAGGTCATAAAGCAGGGGTGAGCGGCTGGCCCCCGATACAAGGCAGCAGTGCTATACCCTCTAAGCTGGCTCCTCATCGTGAGGTGAGGATACGGAAGGCGGACTCTGTCCATGTTTAGGAAACACGATCCCGAATCGATTGAAACCCGGCAACTGTTGTTTTTTGGTATAACCGAGGCGCTGACTGGGATCCTTGTCCCCGCGCTCGGTTCTGGCCTCGGCGCCGCTGTAGCGGGTGGTTTGACGGATGCCGCGATTGGCGCTGGCGGTGGCGCGGCGCTTGCGGGCCTAACTGGCGGCAAGCCGGGTCTCGGCGCATTAACCGGCGGTATCTCGGGCGGTGCCGTCGGGGCCTTGGGGCCGGCAATCGGAAGCGCGCTCGGCGGCGCTACCGGGCTCTCAGCAGGAACGGCCGCTACCATCGGGGATGTCGCCGCCGGTGCTGGCGGAGGCCTCGTTGGCGCAGAAGTCACCGGGCAGAATCCTCTTTCGGGCGCATTAACCGGCGGTGCCGGTGGACTGGCTGCTGGATTGTCTGGAATAGGAGGCGCTGGCACGACGGCCACCCCCTCCCCAGCCGCCTCGGCGGTGCCGGCAGGCGGCACGGCGGGCGCCGGCGCCTCTGCGGCGAGCGCGGCGTTGCCGGGCGGCGGCATTGCGGCGTCGGGCGACCTCCTCGGCCCTTCGACAACGCTCCCCTCGGCAGGCGGCGGGGCATATGGCAGCTACGGGCTGACCAGTGTCGGGGCGCCCCAGGACGTGGGGGCGGGGGCGATCGGCGGCGGTGCTGGCGCTGGGGGCGCCGGCGGCGGCAGCTTCGACCCGGCGGCTGCGGCAGCCAGTGGTGCGACCTTGCCGCCGGGATCGGCGGATCAGGACTTTTCCGGCGGAGGCGGGGGCGGCCTCCTGAGCAAGATCGGCGGGTTCGCGGCGAACAACCCCGGCGCTGTGGCGAGCGCCGGCATTCTCGGCTTGGAGGCACTGAAACAGAACCAGCCGCTTCCCGAGCAGGCGCAGCTCAACACGATCGGCGCGCAGACGGCGGCGGAGGGCAACCAGCTCGCCTCGTATGTTTCGAGCGGGACGTTGCCGCCGGGCGCGCAGGAGTCGATCAACCTCGCGACGACGGCGGCAAAGTCTCAGGTGCGCTCGACGGCGGCTCAGCTCGGGCTCAGCGGCTCGACGTGGGAAGCCGACCGCATGGCGCAGGTTGACCAGCAAGCGTCGGCGCAGGGCGAGCAGATTGCTCAACAGCTTCTACAGCAGGGGGCGAACTACACGCAGCTTTCGAGCGGCGTCTTCGAGCAATTGCTGAAATCCACACTAGACCAGGATACGGCCTTCCAGAAAAGCCTTAGCCAGTTCGCGGCGGGCCTTGCCGGGGCGAAGCTGAACACGGGGACGAGCTGATGCCCGACGCGGCAACCCTGCCGTCCGACCAAATTCAATACGTCCCAGGCGTCACGGTTCAGGCGCCGGTCGCCCCGGTGCGCTCGGTTACGGTTCCAACTGCCCCGGCGCAGCCCCAAGCCGCGCCACCCGCGCCGCCACCCGCTGCCCCGCCTGCGGCTGCCGCTCCGCCGCAACCGCCTCCCGCTGCACCACCGGCCGCGCCAGCGCCATCCGACAACGGCCGCATCCCGCCCGACCAGATCACCGATTATTTCGTCCGCAAGGGCCTGACGCCCGCGCAGGCCAAGGGCATGACCCGCGCATTCATGGACGAGAGCGGCGGCGACCCGGACGCCTTCAACCCGGCGGGCGGCGGGCAGGGAGCGGCGGGGATCGCGCAATGGCGCGCCGACCGCCAACGACGGTTGATCGCTCAGTACGGCCCGCGTCCGACCGCGCAACAGCAGCTCGACTTCGCATGGCAGGAGTTGAACACGACGGAGAAGCCGGCTTTCGAGGCGGTCAAGAAGTCCTCTACCGAGAGCGCGGCTTACGACGCCTTCAAGGCGAAATTCGAGCGCCCCGGCCCGCCGGCGGGCGAGATGCAGGCTGGCGCCACGCCGACCTTTCAGGAATTCGTCAAACGCAACCAGGACATCCAGCAGCGCGAGAGCGGAATGCTGCAACAGCTGATGGAAGAGGCGAACAAGGCCGCCCCCGGCTCTCAGGAACGCCAGCAGGCCATGCAGCAGGCGATGGAGCATTCCGAGCGGCTGGCGCGGACGTTCGAGGATTTGGCCGCGCATCCGCCGACCGAAAAGCCGGTCGACATGATGCAGAATTTCGGCTCTCTCGCCTCGATTATCGCGATGGCCGGGGGGCTGTTCTCTCGTCGCCCGCTGACGGCCGCCCTCGGCGCCGCCGGGTCGGCAATGGAGGCGATGAACACGAACAACCATGAGCAATTCGAGCGCGCTTATACGCAATGGCACGACCAGACGGCGCTCGTCAGCCAGGCGCTGTCGTTCCAGAATCAGGAAATCAACCAGATTGTCGAGAACGAGAAGCTGACCGAGTCGGAGCGTCAGGAAAAGCTGGACAACGTGTTCCGTTTGTACGGGATGCAGAACCAACTTGACCAGGCGGCGCTCGGCAACTGGGTTCAGGTCTACCAGATGACCAACGCGCTGCAAAAAGCGCAGGTTGACCTCGACAAGACTCGTGCGCAGACCGAATTTTACAAGTCGCGCACGGCCCAGATGGGCGGAATGGGCGGCGGTCAACTCGATCAAGGCACTGTGTCGCAGATGGCGGATCAGTACATCGCCGGCGACAAGTCGGTGCTGCAGGGTCTCGGTTACGGCAACACGGGAGCAACGAACCGCGCGGCCGTGCGAACCGCCATCTCGCAAAAGGAAATGACCCGCGCTACGGCAGAGTTTCAGGAACAACACGGTCGTCCGCCTACGGATGCCGAGAAGGAAGAAATCTCTGCTGACATTGGCCGGAGACTGGCGGTTGGCATCGCGGAGTACGGTGGTCTGCAACAAGCGGAGCGCACCGGCTTCGGTCGCGTCGCGCAGCTGACGATTGGCGCGCAGGAAGCCAAGCAATTTACCCCGTTGGCGCTTGCCGCGTCGGCCAAGGTAGATCGGACACAGTTTCCGTCGCTCAACAAGGCGCAACTCGCAGTCATGGAGGGCACCGGCAACGAGGACGTGATCAACTTTGTGGAGGCGAACGTCGCATTGATCGACGCCTATGCGCAGGTCATCGGTCGCGGCAACGCACAGCTCACCGATGCCGCCCGGTCGCAGGCGACCAACCTCCTCAACACGAATTGGAGCAAGGGCCAGTACGAAACCGCTGTTGCGGCGATCAACCGAGAAATCAACGCAGCTTTGCGGGCTCCCCAGGAGATGTTGCAGACCTTCCGGCAGGGGTTTGCCGGTGGCGAACAAGGTGGATTGCCGAACTTGTCGGGCAGCAATACGCCGTCACCGGCGGCAGACTACAAGTCGTCGGCTGACGTGGTTTCGGCATACAAGGCCGGCACGTTGAGTCGAGACGATGCCGCAAAAATCCTCCGCGACCATGGTTGGGCTCAGTAATGCCAACCGTCGACGAATTGCTGGGACCGGCTTCCGGGAAATCCGACACGCCATCGGTCGATGCGGTTTTGGGCGCTCCGTCCGCTGCGCCTGCGCCACGCAGGCCGTTTTTGAACCTCAGCGTTTTTGAGCCACAGCTTGACATCCCGGCTGTCGCCAAAGGAATTGCGGATTTTCCGCAAGAGGCCGCACGACAGGCTGCTGCTCACAAGGGCGAAACCCTTGCTCAGCGCGTATCCGACCCCTCCGACATGCAGACCGCCGAGCAATTGGCGGCTATTGCAGGGCCAGCCTCTCTTGAGGGGGCGTCTGTTCCCAAAACGGTTGCTCGACCGGCGGCGGTCACAGCTCGCCAGGCGGGGTATGTGCTTCCGCCCGGCGCGATTAGCGAGAAGCCAGGGATCATTTCTCAGGTCTTGGCTGGCTGGGGTGGAAAGATCAAGACTCAACAGGCCGCGTCAGCTCGAAACCAGGAGGTGACGAATGGCCTCGCCGTCAAGGCTCTGGAACTGCCCGAGGGCACCGTTCTTTCTGATCAGACATTCAATGCCGTCCGCGCCAAGGCCGGGCAGGCTTATCAGGCAGTCGCCAATGCCATCCCGGTCATCCATGCAGATCAGGCTTATGATCAAGTCGTGGCTGGGCTTGGCGGCGCAAACAGTCAGGCGGCCAAGCTGTTTCCGAAAATCACCGCAAACCCCGGCATCAAAGATTTGGTAGACGAGATGAAGAGCGTACGTCAGATACCAACTGATGTCGCTCTGGAGATTGTCAAAGAGCTGCGGTTCAATGCAAACGCTAATTTGCGCGCGCTCGGCGAGCCCAGCAAGCATGCCCTTGGCATAGCCCAGCGGCAAGCCGCTGACGCTATCGACGACTTGGTAGAGCGCAATATTCAGGGGGCGCAGCCGGGCTCGGAGCTGGTCGATCAATATCGTCAGGCTCGCCGCTTGATTGCGCGTTCCTATGATGTCGAAGGGGCCACAAATCCTGCGACCGGAGACGTAAACGCGCGGGGTATCGCGAGGTTGGCGGCGAAGGGGCGGCCGTTAACTGGCGAGCTCGACACGATCGCAAATGCAGCGGCGGCTTTCCCAAAGGCCACGCAAATGCCGGCTGGGTTTGGGCACGAAGAGAATATGAGCGTGCTGGATTTCTTCTTCGGCGCTGGCGCGGCGGCGGCCGGCCACCCAGAGGCGGCAGTCGCATCGCTGTTGCGCGGTCCTGCGCGGGGTGCCGCACTATCTAGGCCAGTACAGAATTTGGCCGCTCGCCCGCGACCAGGTGGCGTGACGTTGTCGCCTACGGCGGCTCGGGCCATCCCTGCCGCTGCTTCCGAGAACCCTCCTGCGCTTCCGCAATCGGTGACAGACCCATATGCGGCACGGGTCGGAATGCCCCCATGAGCCGCCCGAAGAGCATCGGCAGACAGCTCGAGGAATTGGCGCGGTCAATCCTCGAGGTGGCCCTGCGCGATCAGACGCCGCTGCCTGATAAATTGGACGCGTTCAAGGTTGTAACGACCTATCACATCGGCATAAGCAAAGCGGCTAAGAATCTTCCGTCCGACGATTCGGCGGGCGGCTCGTTCGATGCGTTGAAGACTGGGCTGCGAACCGTTGGAGGCAAGGATGCGTAGCGCGCGGCTCACGCCAGTCGAGGTCGGCGACACCCTGATCGGGGATGAGCCCGAAGCGCCGCCGCAGCCGCCGCAGAGCCCGTCCGCCGCCGCCCTGACCAGCCTTTTGTTCGTCAGCCTGCGAGCACTGTCGCAGCGCGCCGTGATTGCGCTCGGCAACCTGTTCATGGCGGCTTCTGCCGCGAGCGTATGGTGGCTGTTTTACGTGACGCTGCCGGAGCCGAGCCCACAGAAGCTGGTCGGGCTGGCGCTCTACGGCGGCTTTATCCTCGCGTTGAACTACATGCTGCGGAGGAAGTGATGCCGTGGTCGGCTGGCGATGCCAAGCGTCACACCCGCAAGGCGTCTTCCGGTAAATCGAGCCGCCAATGGAAAGATGTCGCCAATAGCGCCCTCTCGCGCGGCGCTTCCGAGGGGTCGGCAATCCGTCAGGCAAACGCGGTCGTGGCGCGCGGCAAGTCGCGATCGAAGCGGAAAAGTGTGCGGCGATGAGGAAGCCTGACCGCAAAGGCCGGCATGTCGCTCAGACGCGCGTGACCGAAATCGGCAAGCGGGCACTGGAAAGCCACGGCTGGAAGCGTGCGGGCGGCAGCCGCGCAAAGCGCAAGGGCGCGAGGCGCTGACGTGCGTTTTTTTGGGGAACAAATCGGGATAGTCCCGGCAAACCCCATTGGGAACGTCGTGCGCATCCTGCGGATGCTGGCTCTGCTCGCTCTATTCCTATGGGTCGGAGCGCCAGTTTACGCACAAAATATGCCGATCTGGCAGCAGGGGCCGCTGACGCCGGGACATACGTTGCGGGCGACGACGAACGGTGTCGCGCAAGACGCCGGCGGGGCGCAGAACGGCAATCTGACCGAGCTCGGGATCACCAATACCGGGACGCCTAGCTGCGTCAGAAGCAACGACCCGGCCTCGGGCGGGTATCGCCTGCTGTGCATGGGGGCGCAGGCCACCATCGGCAGCGTCGGGCCTCCACCGGGGGGCGGCGGCGGGTCGGTCGTCGGCCCGTCATTAAGCGCAGTCGGCGATTGCGCTCTGTGGGCCAATACCGGCGGAACGCTACTGGGCGACCTCGGCGCGCCGTGTTTCTCTACGGTGCCGTCGAATGCCGCATTGAAAGCGATTGCGGCTCCCCCAACCGGGGCGGTCGTCTACCGTGCCGGGTTCTACTTGGCAGGGGACGGCGGGGCGGCTACCTATGCCTATTCGACCTCGGGGTGCTCGATCAACACGGGAGCCGGCGACAACGGATCGCAGGTCCAGCCGACAATCGGGGGCGGATGCTGGAACAAGCAGCCTCAGTCCGCCACAGACCTCCGCGTTTGGGGAGCAACCCAGTCGGCCGACATGGCCCCCTACGTTCAGGCGGCTTACAACGCGAATGTCGGCTGCGTCCTGATCCCGGCCGGGATTTGGCAGTGGAATTCGGCCGTGACGATGACGGCCCAGCAGCCGTGCTTTCAGGGTGCCGGGTGGAACGAGGCTGTCCAGGCACCATCGCTGTCGCCGTCCTACATGACCGGGACGTGGATATCCCGGTCGAGCCCCGGCTTCAATCCAGTCACGATCACGGGCGTCACTGGCCAGGGTGCCACGCCGGGGTTCGGTAACATCGCATTCTATGACGTGCAGCCCGCTGTCGGGCCGGGCTGGGCTCCGACAAATTACCCGCCGTGGTTCAGCGCCACCGGCAACCTTGGCCGCCTCGACTGGGATAACCTGCTGTTTTACAACACTACCGGCTGCATCAGCCTGGTCAACTCGGCACGCAGCCACGTCGCCAATATTTCCGGTCAGCCCGAAGGCGCGTGCATTTTTTCGGATCAGCAGCACGACATCTCGTTTCTCGACAACATCGACTTCTGGACCTTTTGGAGCGCCAGCCCCTACGTCGGCGCCTACCAGCAGGCCAATGTAGACCCGATTTTGTACGACCGCGCCGACAGCCCCTTTGTCGGCAAGGTCTTTGTCTACGGCTACCACAGCGGGATGGCGTTCGGCGTTTCATCCAACGGGATTACGACCGGCGCGCAGATCGGCTCTCTCCAAGTTGACGCGACAAAGTTTTCGGCGTGGGTCAAGCCGGGCGCCAGCGGGACGCAGCTGCAAATCGGCAACCTGCGCACTGACGGCGACGTGTTTCTCGGCGGCGCATACCTCGCCGGCTCGGAAGGATATCGCGACGACGGCGGCGGCACGGTCGACATCGCTAATTTCCAGTGTTTCGACGCCGGCAGCAATTGCGTGGACATCCCGACCGCTGCCGGCCGGCTCTCGATCGCGAACGCTCAGTTGTGGAATTTCAACAACGACAACAATAGCTCGGTCGGGCTGAACGCCGGGACGGCCGGGTGGATATCCGTCGCCAACCAGCCGAATGTCGTCAACCCGAAGAACGGCGGCACGGTCATCCCGCCGGTTTCGGCGGGCGGCACCTATGCGATCCGAGGGACGCGCCAGCAGTGGACGCCGACGGTCGTCGGGACGACGACGGCCGGGACCGTGACCTATACGACGCAGGTCGGGACGTTCTGGTACGACGGGTCGCTGCTGACGGTTTCGTTCAACGTCAACGTCAGCGGAACCAGCGGCATGACCGGCAGCGTGGCGGTCAAGGGCCTGCCGTTCACCCTGAACGGCACGACAAACCAGAACGCGTTCTGCTCGATTTCCAGCCACTCCGGCATTGTGCTGGATTCCAATTACACCGTAATGAGCGGCATCTACGCAGCGGGAGGCACAAGTCAGGCGCTTTTGGTCGAGAGCGGCGGCGGCGTGTCTACCCAGCCGATCCCGGCTAGCGATTTCGGCAGTGGAACCGGCCCCTTCTCCGTCGAAGGCACCTGCACCTTGGCTGCCGGCCAATGAAAGCCGCATGGCTCATAATCCTGCTGGCACTGTTGTCCTCGCCGGCGGCGGCGCAGAACCGCACCATTTCGCAAATGACGCCAGTGGGCACCGTCCAGGCAACCGACACCTTTCAGGATTGCGCCGGCAACTTGTGCAGCTCGGCAATCGCGTCGAACAGCGCCTCGGCCGCGCAGCTCTCGACGTACATGAACGCGCACCTGCCGGCGATCGGCAGTGCCGCGTCGATTGGCACCACGGCCGGGGATGCGACCTCGGCATTGCAGGCGTGCCTGAATGCGGCTACCGGCAGCGCTTGCGCGGTGAGCCCGCAAGTCTCCCTGGAGGTGCTCGGCAACATCACGATCCCGGCTTTTACGACGCTGAATTGCCAGGCGAGCTTTCCGAACAACGAGGACAATACGCCCACCGAGTGGGGAAACCTTCCGGCGATCATGCTGGACGGCAGCCATACGATCACGGCTGGCGGCCAAGGCGCCCGGATTGCCAACTGCCTGATCTATCGCAATGGCATGGCGTTCCCGACGACCAATCCGGCGACATTCCCGACCGGCAGCACGGCATTCTACGGCGGCGGCTATCGCGATGTCGGCGTCACAAACAGCGTGATTGTCGGCTTCGACACCTGCATCGATACCTACGGGTCCAGTCGCGCCAGGGTCGAGTACGACAAAGTGGATTGCTCCGGCGTCACGAATGCGGCGATTTACGGAGGCAATGACAGTGACATCGGGGATTACCTGCACCTCGAAATCTCGCCGCTGACATCGACCTCGCAAGCCACTGGCTGCACGGCCCTGGTGCGGCCCGGCAAGGGCTTTTTTCTCGAGCATGCCCAGGGCGATTTCGTCGATGACGTGCTGGTGTTTCTGTATGCGACCGTCGGGATTGAGTTACAGTCGGCGACCTCTGGCAACCCGCAAATCCTCCAGGTCGGTAAAATCTGGTCGGACTTCGACTCGGCGTGCTCGCCGGGCAGTAGCATCGGGCTGCTGGTGGATTACGGCGACTTCAACGGCTTTGTGAGCATCGCCGACGCGGTGGTGCCGGGCGCGTTTGCCCAGAATGTCGTAATCCAGAATTCTTCCGTTCCGACAACCACGACGACATTTGGACGGCTTTTTATCGGAGCGGCACAGACCGATGGACTGACGATCGGCGGAGGCACCGGGATCATGGCCGGCCAGGTCAAGATCGGCCACCTGATCGTCAACGGCGGCCCCGCCATGCCGATCAACTACATCGATACCACGGTCCAGTCGCCGGACACAGTGTCGAACAGCCCGGTGGACATCGAACACGCGAGCTTTTACAGCGCGCATGGCGGTGTCGCTCCCTTCGTTTCATTTGCAACCACTCCGACTCCTGTGCCGTGGAACCCGATCACGATCCATGAAATCGACACGAATACGCCGACACTGACAGTGTTCCCGAACACCGGCACAGTCATACCGCAATGCGCGCCACTGGCCTCCGCAGCATCGCTGGTCGTGCCTAATAGCGGCGACTGCTTTGTTCTTACGGGCACGACGAACATTACGGCGATGATTGGCGGGGTGTGGCCGGGCCGCGAGTTTACGCTGTATCCGCCCGTATCTTCTGGAATGGAAATCATCCAAGGCGGCAATATTTATCTGGCGAGTGGGGCCACCTATACGGCCAATGCGTCTGGTTCCCAAGCGATCAGATTTGGCTGCGTCGCGAACTCGTCATCCTCGACGGGCTGTCGCGAGGAATGGCGGTCGCAATGAAATTTCTTGTCGCGGTTCTGTTGACGGCAGTTGTCATTGGCGCCGCGCACGCACAAACGCCGGCGACCGGCGCGTTCCTGAGCTACAATTCCTATGCTGGCGCCGCCCCGCTGCCGCTGTACTTCAACATCAACGGGACCAATTACCAATTCCCGTTTACGACGGGCGGCGTGGTCGGGCCGGCGGCAACGACTTTGGGCCATTGCGCTACGTGGGCGAACACCAAAGGGACATTGCTCGGCGACACGCTTTGCTCGACCGGCCTCTCGGCGCTCACGCAGGACGTGACGGCATCGGGCACGGGCTCCGTGCCGGCCACGGTCGTCGGGTTGCAGGGCCGCCCGGTGGCGTCAACGGCGCCCACGATAGGCCAGTCCCTCGTCTGGAACGGCTCGCAGTGGGCTCCCGGCGGCGGCGGCAGCAGCGGTTACGTGCTGGTCGGCGGCGACACCACAAGCTGCACCTTGGCCGGCGGCGACACGACGACATGCGTAGGAGATTAGGGATGCGCCTTTTTTGGTCGCTGGTCGCCATTGTGGCGCTGCTGTCTTCGCCGGCATGGGCGCAGAACAAGTACATCTCGCAAATGACCGCTGTCGGGTCGGTATCGGGAACCGATACGTTTCAGGATTGTGCGACAAACGGGTGCAGCTCCTCGGTTCCCTCGGTGCAAGCCTCGGCCGCGCAGCTCTCGACGTACATGAACGCCCATTTGCCGGCAATTAACCTGGCGGTCGGTGGCGCCGGCGGGGTGACGGGGAATTTGCCGGTCGGGAACCTGAACTCCGGCACTGGAGCCTCGTCGTCAACGTATTGGCGCGGAGACGGCACGTGGGCCACACCCTCGGGCGCCGGCACCGTTACCAGCGTCGGGCTGACGACCCCCGCGTGGCTCACTGTTGGCGGCTCCCCGGTCACAAGCTCGGGCACGCTGGCGATCACCGGGACGAGCGAAACCGCAAATGAGGTTTTGGCCTCGCCGAACGGGTCGGCAGGTGCCGTGTCGCCGCGCGCGCTGGTTGGCGCCGACTTGCCGGCAATTAACCTGGCGGCAGGCGGTGCTGGCGGCGTAACGGGCAATTTGCCAGTAGGCAATCTTAATTCCGGCACGTCAGCATCATCGTCAACCTTCTGGCGCGGCGATGGGACATGGGCCACGCCGTCGGGCGGCGGGAATGTCTCGACCTCCGGCTCGATTTCTACTGGCGCATTCGGCATTTGGGCATCAGGAACCGGACTTGCCGGCACGGTCGTTCCCGGCACCGGCGTCACGACGGCTCTCGGCGACAACGTTGGGAGCGCCGGAGCATTTGTCGTCAATGGCGGCGCACTCGGAACTCCGTCGTCAGGCACGCTCACAAACGGCACCGGGCTTCCGATTTCTACGGGCGTCTCTGGTCTAGGCACCGGGGTCGCGACGGCCTTGGGGGTTGCGGTAAACGGCTCCGGCGCCATCTCGCTGACGACTTCCCCGACATTCGTGACGCCCGCGCTTGGCACGCCTTCCTCCGCGACGCTGACGAACGCGACGGGCCTGCCGGTCTCGACGGGCCTCTCGGGGCTGGGCACGGGCGTTGCTGCGGCGCTGGCAATAACGCCAGGAAATACCGGGTCGTTCACTACGCAGGACGGCTCTGTCACTACAGGGCACTGCCTGGAATGGGGGCCTGGGATAGAAGATGCCGGGGCTGCTTGCGGTTCCGGCGGCGGCACTGCGGTCATCTTCGTCGGCGGCCCGACAGCCGGCTCGGCGAACGCGCAGACCCTCGCGACCACGGCGCCGACCGGCTTTGTCTTCACCAACGGCTATGTCGTCCGCTCGACGATCGGCACGGCGAACACCGGGGCGACCACACTGAGCGTCAACGGCACCTCGGCCGCAGCGGTGGCGAAGATGACCCCGACCGGCCTCCAGGCGCTCGGCGGCGGCGAATTGCTGAACAACGGCCAGGTCTACGATTTCCAGGCCGAGACCTCGTGCCCGGCGCCGATCTCGGCGAACTGCTACGTCGAGTCGACCATCGTCGGGGCCGGGGTCACGCAGGCGACGACATCGACCTCCGGGACCGGCGCATCGCCGACCGTGGCGCAGTTCGCGTGGGGACAGACGATCAACCTCAATTCCGCGAGCCTGACATCGACGGTGCCGGTATCGACGACCTTGCCGTCAAACGGCGGGGTGGTCATCAACGCGATCAACGCAGGCACGATCGCGGCGACCTCGCCGGACGTGATCACGTCGGCGGCGGGCACGACGGGTGCCGGCGGTTCCGTCGCGGTCAATGCCGGGTGTGTGGCGACCGTGACGACCAACGGCTCCGGGACGATCAACGTCGCCGGCAATCTCTGTAGTGGGGGTGGCTCGGGAACGGTCAACAACTCGACCGTGGCCGGCGCGGCGACCTACTACGCGACGACCGGAACCGCCGTGTCGTTTGAGCCGAAGTGGCTTTATGACAGCGGCAACAACCTCAACGGTAACTTCAATACCGCTTCTGTTCCGTCCGGCCTGACGCCGACAGGTGGCGGGGTGCTCGATGTTGCCGTAGACGGCAGCAACAGTGGGTACAATGCGCTGGCGAGCAACGGCGCTAACGTTGTCTTTACGGGGTATGCAACGAGCGGCACCGTCGCGTCTCCAACTGCTCTCGCGGGAAGCTCGACGATCCTCGCTGTCGCCGGCCGTGGCTACAATGGCTCGGCCTATACGACCGGCTCGCAAGCGAATATGTCTTTCGTGACGACGGGAACCTGGTCTACCGGCTCGACGCCGACAGCGATCACCTGGGGCACGACGCTCAGTGGCTCGACGAGCCCGGTCAACAACATGACCCTCGGCTCCAACGGCTGCCTGGACCTTCCGTCTTCAAATACCTGCCCCGGCGCAAACGGCATTGGCATTACCGGGCCGCTCGACATTGCGACCAGCTACTTCACGACTGACGTGACGAATGCCGGGACGACCGGGACGACGGTCAACAAGCTCGCCAAGATTGTCGGGGCCACGGCGGTCATCGCCGCGACGACCGATACAAACGGAATCTCAGGCGTCGTCATGGCCGGCGCCGGAACGAGCGGTAATGCCCAGATTGCCAAGGAAGGGCAGGCCAGCCTCGCCTTCGACGGGGCGACGACCGCCGGGGATTACGTCCAGATCAGCTCGACGACAGCGGGCGACGGGCACGACACCGGGGCGGCCACTTGCCCGTCGAGCGGCCAGGTCATCGGCAAGGTGCTTTCGACCAACGGCGGCGCCGGGACCTACACGATCGCGGTCGGGTCGCAGGGCTGCACCGGGAGCGGCAGCGGCGGCGCTACCTGCGACTCCGGTTTCACGCTCTCGACCTACTCGGGGCAGTGCGTGTGGACGCAGGCGGCGGCCACGGGCGCGAACTGCCCCGGCTCAACGGCCTGTGTCGCCTATACCGGCCTCAGTCGAAACAACTACCTCCTTCAGTGCCGTAATATCATTGCCGGTGCCACCAACCAGGTTGGCATTCAATTCTATGACGGAAGCTGGGAAACGACTGGTTACGTCAATAATTCGTTCTATACAAATTCTGCAACCGCACCGTCGGAGATTACGTCCCCTGCGACAAATGGATTTATAGGTAATTCATCTGCCACCACAGGAACTATTGGCACCAGTTTTGTTGTTAACATGCTTGGGTTGGCAACATCGACAGGGGCCAGCAATGACGCTAGCAAGATCATTACATATAACGAGTACAATTACAACGGAACGGTCACCTACACGGTAGGCGGCACAGGTTCTTTTCCGACCGGCAGCGCCGTGACCGGCATCCGCGTCGACGACCTCCAAGCTACGCCGACGAGCTTAGCGGGCCAGACGAGCTGCACGCTTACCCAGCAAGGCACCTGATGCTTTTCAGAGCGCTCGCATGCCTGTTGCTGCTGTTGTCGGTATCGGCTGACGGGCATATCCTGATAAGGCCGAACGGCGGTTACGGGGGGACTGGCGCTCCGCCCGTCATTGAGAACTTTGATGGGATCGGCACTGCGCCGGCTAACCAAGTCGCCTTGTTCGACACGTCCGGCAACCAGATCGGCGGCTTCTACGGCACGATCCTACAATGTCAAGCCGGATGGGCGAACTGCCCGGCCGGGACATTCTATGGCTACGCGACTGACTTCTCATGCGGGTATCTTCTCGACTCCGCACTCAACACGCCGTTCTGCGGCTTCAATGTCTACAAGTCTACCGACCGCGTGCAGTGGACGCCGATCGGGCATGTGTTCAACCCGTCTAACTCCGCGACGAATTGGGCCTCTATCTGCCAAAGCGCCGAAGCCTTCAAGTGGTGCGACGAGCCCAGGATGGCCTACAACACGAACACCGGGCAGTTTAATCTTTGGTTCTTGGTCTACGGCCAGACCTCTGTTCCGCTTGGGCTGGTATCATGTGCGCATCCCGGCGGCATAGGTGAAGGAGGGTCGACCGATTGCGCCAACCCAGGAACCGCCCCCACATTAGAGGGTGGCGCCAACTATCCATTTGACGACGTGGTGCCGTTCGACTGGAGCGGAAACCATTACATCCTCTATAATGATTCAACGTTCACCTGCCACATCGAGCAGCTGACCTCCAACGGCCTGACCGGCACCGGCACTTTCGGCCCTGGGTTTGGATATGAGTGCGAAGGAAACGGCGAATTTCAGAGCGGCAACAACGTATTCTTCACGAAGGGTACGGCGCCATGCCTGTATTGCAATGGCGTAGGGGTCACATATTACTATTTCGCCAGTCCATCCAGCCTGACGGCAGCGGCCCCCACTGCGGGATCGACTCTGTTGGCGCTAAGCTGTGGCGGCCAGCCGTTCCTTGACGATACCGCGACGCTTGGCGGGAACACCTACATCCTGTTTCATTCCGCGCTCTTTGCGACATCTGGAGTGGCGCAGGGAGATACGGCGGACGGCTACCCAAACCAGGCGCTGAGCAATAATTATTTCGGGATCATCACCGTCTCCGGCACGTCGCTGTCGATCTCGAATTGCGTGCCGGCCACGACCCTCATAGGAGGAACAGCCGCAGCACCGCCCAGCCCCCCGAGCGGGGCGACTGTTCAGGATTACCTGATTAACGGAGCGACGCCAACCTACAACAGCGCTGCTGGCAGCAACGGCATATCCAGCGGCTTGTCAAAGTTGCAGGTCATTACCGCACCATCCGGCACGACGCATGGCGTGCATCTGGTCATCGGGATCAATTGCGGGACGGTCAGCTCCGACTGTAACGGGTTCGTTGCCAACTCTTCGGCAAATGTGACCGTCTCGCTGGCGCCTTGGACCGGAACCGCTCCTGGCGCGACAGTGGCCTCTGCGGTTGTCGCTGGAAGCACCCTGTCTTGGTCGCCGCAGGATACCCTGTTCACCTGGTCCTCGCCGGCCACGCTGACTGCGGGTCAATATGCAATAATTATCCAAGCCGGGAACAACAACGGGTATGGCACCGTAACTTTTACCTACGATAACAACAACGCTTACGGCTCCGCCAACGGCAGCACCTACACGAGCACCGGCGGCTCGTGGACGCAGGACTCGAACGGTGCGTCCGGCACGCGCTCTATGAAATTCGCGCTAATGCCATGACGCGGAACATCCTTACGGCCCTGGCGGCAGCGGCAGCTGGTGTCGCCGCAGCGTGCGGTAAGACCGGATCATCCACCAGAATCCGCGCAAAATCTGCCACAGCCCGGCGTCGTTCGAGCGAAGATGCTTCACGTTTTGCCTCCGGGATCGCGGCCCTGAGCCGCGCCAGCTGCTATCGTACATACATTCAGCGTCTTTGGCTCGCCCTTTTGTTGATCCTGGCCGCCGCCGGGCCGCTCGATGCGGCACTGCTGATCAAGGTCCATGGCGGATCGCCGCCGAGCAGCGGAAGCTCTGTCGTCTATACGATGACGGTCACGAATACGTCCGGCTCGACGACTCCGACGGCTGCGAAACAGACCTGCGTCACCAGCGGCAACACTTGCTTCCCCAAGCAGCAGCCGGCTTGGTTCGCCCTTGGAGTTGTGCCCACGGGCTATATCGCGGTTCCGACCGTCGGCGGGTCGCCTGTTCTCTACCAGGCCGATGAACTTGTGTATTGGCCTGACGGGTCGCTGCGCGGCGGGGTGTTCACGTTCTTTCTGCCTCAGCTGACGGCGGGAGGCTCGGAACAAATCACCTGGACTTCCCAGCTCGGAAGCTACAACAACACGTCCTCCGGCACGGTCGCCGACGTGACTGGCGCCACGGATTACAAGGTCGAGCTAAACAATGAGTCGCAGGTCACGTCCAATCTGCCGGGCGTCCCGCCTTACAATGCAATAGGCTGGCACGTCAGCGGCGGCGCTGTCACAAGCGCGTTCGTGCGCTACGCGGGCGGCCTGGGCGGCACCGTCGCCACCTTGGGCTACGACTGTACTAATTCCGGGGCCGGGTGCGGCACTCAGGCGGTCGGGACGATTTACGGATGCTCGGTAGCGCCCGTGGTCGACGTGACCTACAGCGGGTCGACTAACCTGGCCGCGTCGGCAAGCGTCGTCAGTGGCGGTTCAGGCTGCGCCGTCGACGGCTCCGGCAGCTACGTCTGCGAGTTCAATACGACGGCGTCCACTGCGGTCCAGTTCAAAAAGGGGCCGCTCGATGACGCATGGGAGGCTCGCGGCCCGTGCTTGGACAATACCGGAGGCGCGCCGCATCCGTGGCTGGCCTACGACATCATCGTCGAGCACCTGAAGAACGTCGACGGCACGACCTACGGGTTTCGTGCGAACGGGATGATAAGCTCCGGCTTCTACCAAGCCAGCACGACCGTTCCGAGCTGGATGTATGATGCGTGCTGGCAGAACGGCTCGGCTCCGATCCGGGGCTGGTGCGGCGGCAGTGGGGTGACGGCCAACCCGGAGTACGAGGGCATTCAGCATCCGCTGTTCGGCGGCTGGCTGACGAACGATGCCAATAACCAGGTCGACAATTTCGATTCGACAGGGGCGCTCTCGGCCAATGACGCAGTATTGAAGGCAGTCTTCCCGACGCCGACGACCGGGGATGAGGCTTACCTGAAAGGTACGGGGCTGATCCCGCCCTACGACGACAACGCGCGCACGTCGAGCCTCGTCACGCCGCAGGTGCTGACAGAGACGGGAACGCAGAACGGGTCTACCGACGAGTGTTCCTACTATCCATTCGGTTTCGATTGCGTGGATGCGGTCCTGGTGCTCGGGAACGGCGGCTCGCACAACTTCGTCGGCCCGCTGCCGCTCAATGAGGCCATGTGGTATCTCGTCGCCCCGATCGCGTCGGACCACGGCTGGGGATGGCTCGAGAGCATGCGTATGGCCGCAGCGGGGCAGAACGCGATCACCGCCGGCAACAAGGAGCCGGCGACTGGGTACGCCGTGAACTACATCGGCTCCTCGGGCTGGTCTTCCGCATCCGTTATGACCCCAGTGCGGACGACCGCATCGACCTACGACATGACTGCCAGCGGCGCCACGCCCCTGACACAGACAGCCGGTCAGACCGTGCTCGACTGGGGTCACTGGGGTTCGGGGCACTTCCAGCTTGACTACATGATCGAGGGCGAGCGCTGGGTACTGCGTGCGATGGACGATGCCGCATCCGCGGCGGCCATCGAGTGCTACACGACCGATCGCCAAATCTATTTCAGCACCGGCACGTCGCCAGTTACGACGCCGACGGCTGGCTGCACCGGAGATGGCGTTAGGCAAGTAGCCTGGTCGATGTCGGCAATAGCGCAGGCCGCGATTTTCCTTCCAACCTCCGAACCTGATCAGTCGTATTACCAATACCTGAACGGCATCGACTACGCGATCATCAGGCGTGTCATCGAGTTCGTCGGCCAGTGCGGCAATGGATACGGCCCAACCGGCGACACGCGCTCAGCCAGCTTCGCTACGATGGGTCAGTACCAGAGCTGCGGCGGTAATCAGGTGCTGGCACAATTCATGGCCGGGTACTGGGTCATGGAGCTGCTGAAAGAGTACAAGTGGTACGACCACACGTTTCCTGACCTGGACCAGATCATCACCTACATGGTGCGGAATTACTTCGTCAAGGAAACGGGTCAATCGTGCCCTTACAACACAATCGACTATGTGCCTGACGAACTCCTGACGACAATCGGTGGTCTAACTCCGATACCGGGCTGGAACAGCACCGATCCGACCAATCCGCAGCAGCCAATGCTCAGCGCCATCATCCCCGAACATCAGGGCGGTTGGACGACGACTAACGGGTCCAGCGTTCTCACCAGCGTCGGAGGAAACACGACCGACTACCCTCTGTCGTCTGGAACGCCGATGCCGGCGGGGTCGCGAATTACTCCCGCGAACGTCGATGAGGGCGGCGAGGTCCTGATGACGCCCAATGGATACAACGTCGGGCCGTGGCCGCCGCCTCCGGCCGTAGAGGGAACCTGGTACTACTACTGCCCGACCGATGCCACCCACGGGGAGGTCGCAACGGGATTCTCGGGCGGATCGTGTACCGGAGTGCTGACCTTCACGGCCAATACGCAATCCAATTGGGGGATCGTGCCGAACGCCTCGTGTCCTAGCGGTAATGCCAATTGGGAGATTGTGACTGGCCGCGCTGGAAGCGACAGTCGGTTCGCCGAGTACCAGGCCGATGCGAGCTATGCCAAGGCAGTGTTGGGAGATTTTACCGACGCCGATACGACGATCACCAATTACAACCCGATCAATGCGACTGCTGGCGGGGCCGTTCCCTATTGGCTCTTAGGTTGCACGTACTCAGCGGGGTACGGGTGTTGAGGGTCGTCCAGTTATGGCTGGTCTTACTGCTCGCGGCGCTCTCGCCGGCTAGTGCCCGTTTACTGCATTTTACGGGCGGATCGCCGACGGCAGGCCAGTCGATTGCCAGCGTCTCGCCGTCAACCGGCAGCTATACGAGCGGGGCGAGTTCGGGAACGGTGATCGCCGCCGTTGCGGTGACGCTGAGCCCGATGTCCCCTCTCTTTACCGGCACGCTGTCGCTGACCGGGACTGCGGCGGCGGACTTCTCGCTGTCGAGCACGACCCTGCCGGCGAACCTGACGACCAACGGTAGCACGCCGACCTGCGGCAGCACGACGACGCTGAACCTGAACATCGTCGCGACGCAGGCCGGGCTCGGCGGATCGCCATACACGCAGGCTGTCGTGGTGACGTGCAGTCCGCCGGCCGCGCAGACCTTTGTCACTCCGGCGCCGAGCTTGTCCAACACGACCTTCACGGGCGGCCTGGGAACAGGAACAATCGTCGGGCAGATTACCGCGCCGATGTCGCCGGCCTCGCCCGCGACCACGGGAACGGTCGTGCTCGCCACGACGGGCGCCACATGCAACGGGACGAATGGGGCGAACAACGCCGATTTCCAGGTCGCCGGCAGCGCGCCGTCCTGGAACCTCGAGCTGGCGACCACGCTGGCGGCCGGCACCTATCAGGTGTGTCTCTCGATCTCGCAAGCCGGCATATCGAACAGCCCGCAGCAACAGGCGTTCACGATTACCGGCGGCACGTTCGTCGAGACGAACTCGTTTTTCAACAACAGCGGCTCCGCGTCGCCTAGCGGTGTAACGCCGGTCAACTCCGGGGTCTACTTCCCCAAGGGCGCGGTGCCGAGCGGCTGCCACGCGGACCCCAGCATTGGCGGCGTGACGCTCGCGCAATGGAGCGCCAGCGACTTCGCGGACACCTGGGAGGACGGCTCGACGCGGTTCTTCTCATTTTCGGGGTTCAAGCCGACCAACATCGCCTCCGACACCTATTCCACTGTCTCGTGGACACTCGACTGCTCCGGCGGTTGGCCGAGCGTCACTGGCGGAAGCCTATCGACTGACTTCTCCGGGACCGATTTCAAGGTCAAGCTGACCGATGTCACGACGGCTTACGTCCCCGTCAACAACATTACGCAGGGAATGCTCGCCGGGATCGTCGTGCCGTCCGGCAGTGGTGCGGTCAGCAGCGGCGTCATAAACGACAACCCCATCCTCGGGTTTAATTGCGGCGGGGGAGGGTCGAATTGCGGCGGCCTCACCGTGACGGTCCAAGGGTGCTCGGGCACGGCCCCGGTGCTGTCGTTCACCTCTTACGTCAACGGGTCCGGGGTTACCTGGCCGAATGGCGTCGTCGTCAACACGCCCGGCTCGGGATGCCCGACTGTCGGCAGCGGCACATTCTACTTCGACCTCGGCGCCATCTTCTCCGGCACGACCAGCGTGCCGCTCTGCACCAACCTGGGCGCCACCACGTCGCAGGTCTGCCAATACGCCGGCGACAGCGTCAAGAACGGCTACCAGGTGTGGGGCTATCCCGTTGACGCCGGGCTGTCGGCATGGGCGGCGAGCACCCCTTACACGACCAGCAGCACGGTAAGCTCGCTCGGAAATGCCTACCAGCCGAACGCCAACTGCACGTCCGGCTCGACCGCGCCCGTAGGGGTCGGGACCGCAATCAGCGACGGAAGCTGCTCATGGAAGACGGTCATCCAGCCAGTGTGGTTTCATGCCATCGTGGAGGCGTGGAAGAACTCCGGCGGCGGCATTTGGGGCTATAGCGTCGCGATCGAGAGCGACAATGCCGTCTATTCGGCCGGCGGGACGATCCAGAATTGGACCTTCAATGCCGACTTGCTGAACAACTCGACCGAGCTCTACGGCGCCGCCAACGGCAATACCGGATACACCGGCATCAACATGGTCGCCAGCGGGGGCGCCTGGTGGTTTGTCGATACTGCGGGGCTGCCCTTCTGGGTAGTCGGGGGCTCGCTGTCGAGCTCGACGGCCTACAATAATGTGGTCGCCAGCCTGACGACATCGGACAAGACATATCTGCACGCCTCGCATATCCTGCCGCCGCTCCAACAGATTACGATGGTGAGCAATACGCTGCCGGCGACAGACGACCACGACTGGATGGGCGCGACCTTTATGGCTTGCCCCTACGTGCCGTACTCGTTCGACTGCAACGACGATGTGTCGGACTCCGGTCAGGCCGGCGACCACGGGTGGCTCGGCGCAGAGACTACGGTCAATGCGTGGCATTACGAGGTAGAGGACACGGCGCCCGACGGCGGAGCTTCGTTCGCTCAGAGCGGACGCGTCGGGGCGCTGGGCAATGACGGTCAGATCGGCGGCCCACGCGAGCCATTGACGAGCAATCCGGTCAACTGGATTCCGAACGGGGCGTCAGGCTGGACGAAACCCGGCAGGTTCACTGACCCGGTGCGCCCCAATGCTGGTATGGGGTCAACCGTGGGTCCACCGACGCAGTTCGATATGGCCTGGGGATTAGATGAGCCCTACGGAGGCTCAGGCGGCGGCGCATTCGACGTGCAGCACTTCGGCAACTTTGCAATCTACCCGTACATCACCGAAGGGCGCCGGTACATGCTCTTCGAGCTGGACTTCAACGGCACGCTTGTGGACATGAACATCTACGCGCCACAGGCTCGCAACGTCGCGTTCAACGGCAACACGTACTATACCGAGGGGCCGGTCCAGGGATCGGTGCGCGCGTCGGCCTGGGGGATGCATGCTTTCGAGCCGGTGGCGTTGTTCGACTACAATGAGCCCGACGGCCAGATGGCCTATTACAAGACCGTCCAGGCTTGGGACGCGTATGCGGCGTGGTTCCCCTATGTCGGAAGCGGAACCGCCGGAACTACGTCGCCGACGGCGATCAGCAAGGGCTACAGCATGACCGCCAATGGCCTTTACATTCCGTTTATCGGGTACACCACGCCACTATCACCGCCGGCACCCTATGGCGGCATCATGCAGGAGTTCTTTACCGAGGGCTATGCCGATCTGGAGATTGAGAACGAGTACATGCATCTTGGCGGGGCCATTCCGGCATTGGTGACGGTTGCCGATGCCGTATTCAATAACTTCGCGATGCCGGACCTGTCGCAGTGCATCTACAATGCCTTCGTCTATGTATTTCCAACATTCGTAAGTACGACGACGCTACAGCCGCTTACGTCTTGGGATGCCACAACGCTACAGGCCGGCAACGCCTATATCCAGTACAATCGAAACGGCAACGCGCTTAACTATGAGGCTGGGAGCGACGTGTTCCTTGCTGGGTACACGGCGAATACCGCCGAGGGATGGTGGGCATTCCCAGTCGCGTCGTCTTCGGGATCGACGATCACGGTCAACAGCAACACGGATAACGGGACGGTCGTGCAGGCGACGACTTCGGCCACCAGCGCAAGCAATGTCCTCAACTTCTCCGGCGGCCCCGCGTTTTCCGACAATGCTCAGTACGTCTTCGACCTCACGAATCCATCGGCGATCCCGAGCGGAACGCGGGTCTCGGCTGTGGGCACGACAACGGTTACGATAAGCAATACCGTGACCGTTGCCTCCGGCGACCTGATCAACTTCTACAATCCGGGAGGCACCGCGACCATCATCGACGGCAGTGAGGTTTACGATCTTACTACGCCAGCGAACGTACCATGGGGCACTTACGTTACCGGCTCTACCGGCCTTACCGGCCTGACTCTGAGTGGCTCAGTTACGATGCCGGCATCAATCTCTACGACCACTACCGCTGCGGCCACGGTTGCGACTACGACCGTGACAGTCGCATCGAATGCCGGAATAGTTCCTGGGCAGCTTGTCCTGGATGTATCCAACCCGAATGTGACACCGCATTACTTCTCGAACGGGTCGAATATCAGCGTCAAGTCGATCAGCGGGACCACAGTCACCCTTCAGCAGACCGCACAGGGAAGCTGGCAGTGGGAATGCACTACAAACATGCCGTGCCCAGCATCCGGCGACCAGTTGGTCTTCTATGACCAGCTAGGTTTCTCACCGAGAAACGACTATCCGGACCCCGGCCCCCAACCATCGACGGTCAGCACGCCGTGGCCCACCGGGACGATCGTCACTCTGGCCAATATTGACCAGGCCCACGGCACGACGCCAAATGACTACCAATCGGGGGCATTTCCGTTCACCGCGACCGATGGGATGGGCCACTCGATCGCGATTACCGAGGGCCAGCAGTTCATCTGGACGCAGGTGGGATCGTCCGGGACGCAGGGCACGCTGACGACACTTTCGACGGCGACGCCACCGAGCGCGGTCATCTACCCGGCCAATACCGGGGCCAGCCAGTTCGGGTTCATAACCGGCCTGTCGTGCCCGGCTCCCTCCTACGGTGATATCGAGAGCGGCAACGATTATCAGAATCCCGTCGGGCGCGGCGCCGAGGGCTACGGAATGGCGAACTGGTGGGAGGCCCTGACTGGGTCCAACCCCACGACGACTGCGGCGATTGCCTCTACCCTGACGCAGGTCGCGCCGATATCGACGATATTCAACACGAACCCGCGCTGGCTCTACGACAACCATTTCTAGGGGGCATAGCCTGATGAGCAGGAAGCCGGTCACTGAGCATGAGGGCAACGGTGCCGTGGTTGACGAGAAGTGTCGGCACTGCGGCGTCGCGAGGACGAGCTGGGATGCGCAATCCTGCCATACGCGCTATATTGAGCCAATGCCGCGCGCGGTGCCGCAGTCGGTATTCGCCGACTTAGGCGCGATCGGCGACCGGCTGGCGGAGATCAGGCGCGAGGAAACTGCGCAGCCGCTGACACTGGAAGAGCAAGCGAGGCACAAGCCGTCATGAACCCAGGCGTGTTCGATGCTGACGCGGTCGGCAAGCGCAGGCGTGAGCTGTTCCCGGTAGACGACCGCACGCCCTATGACGCAGCCGGGCAGCCGAAATGGCGCGGCGGCACGCAGAAGGTGCATTGCGAGTATTGCCCGGTGCGGGAGGGTCAGGATTGCGTGAAGGTGTGCGTCGTCGAGCGCGAGGCGTATGGCGCTAAGGACGGGGTGAAAATATCATGACGAGCAAAGCGGTTTGCGCCGCCGTGCTGGCGCTGGGACTTTCCGGCTGCACGGCCGCCGGCAGCCTCGGCGGAGCGGTCACGGATGTTTCGAGCCAGATCGACCAGCTGCTGCCGCAGTTGATCATGGAAAAGGCCGTGGCGCTCCACAATCTGCAGGTCGGGCTGCAGCAGGTCAACGCGACGCCGGGCATGGTGACGACGGTGCCGATGGTCGGTACGACGGCGCCGGTGACAACCCCGATCGTCCCGGCAAACCCCGTCTCGCCGCCGACCGTGCCGTCGCCGGCATTGCCCGTGACGCCCCCGACCACGGCGCCGACCGGGACGACCATACCTCCGACGCCGGTCATCCAGTGATGCGCGGCAACCGCTGCCCGGATTGTGGATCAAGCGACGGGAAGCAGGCGACGCCGTGGCAGGAATGTCCGATTAGCACCTGTCAACGCCACCAGGCGTGCGTGTACACCCCATGTCGTCATCATAGCGCAATGGCATCCCAAACGACCATCTCCAACCGCATCCGGCTCGGTCACGCCGCGAAGATCATCGATCGGCTGCTCGTTCTGATGCCGGATCACGACTGCAATGCGGTCGACGATGCGCTGCAATGGTTAATCGAGCACGATGGTCCGGGGGTGTGGCTCAGCGATGCGACCCGCGACAGAATGAATAATTTCGGTCGCTCAGGTAGTCCATGACATACGCCTTCGACCCGACGCAGGAAGAGCAGTCGATCCTCGGCCAAATCCTCGGAGAGCAGGCGCTGGGCCGCTACAACGCCCTCTACGGCTTTGGGCGGTTTACCGAGTTCGCCACGTTCCCGCAGTGGGCCGGGGTGGCATTGCAGAACGGCTCGATGACGCACGCCGCTGGGGCATATCAGTTCGAGCCCGCGACCTGGGCTGGCGCGCAAGCAGCGACCGGCGTGCCGGATTTCTCGCCGGCCAGCCAGGATGTCGCGGCCCTCTGGCTGCTCCGCACGTATGGGCAGGTATCCCAGTGGGGCACGTCGTTCGCGGATGACGGTTGGATTTACGGGTTTGCCGCGCAGGGGCCTTTCGCGTGACCAATGAGCGACGACCGTAACGGTATCGGCCCATACCGACCCGGCTCACCCGACCCGACGCTGCTGACGCGGCAGGCTGCCGTCGATCTTGAAGACCGCATGCGCCGCGAAATCGCCTCTCTGGAAAAACTCGTCGAGCAGCGGTTTGTCGAATTCGAGAAGCTGGCAAACGCGCTGAACACGGCTCACGAGGTCGCCATTACCAAAAGCGACAGCGCGGTGTCGCGGGAGATCGAGGCACTAAAGACCCTCGCGACCGCAAACACCAACGCCATGAGCGACCGGATGAACGCCCTGCAGCGCATAGTCGACCGTGGCGAAGGCTCCTCGGAAGGCTCTCGCGGAACTCGCCAGGAACGCCGGTCGGACGTGACGACCTTCATTGCCGTCGCGGGGTTTGTCCTCAGCGTGATTACTGCCCTGATCGTGGTCATCGTGGCGATCGTAGCGCTGCCGCACTCCCCGGCCATTCCCGTGACGGTGGCGGCTCCGCCGACTGTGGTGAAATGACGAAGCGCCGCGATCCTTGGGATTGGATGCTGCCGGGCTGCTTGGTGGCGATCCTACTGGTGGCGGCGATCCTCGGCGGAATCGTGTATATTGCGCAAATAGCGAGCTACCTTTCACTCCAAGGCGGAGGCTGACGTGAGCCTATTGATAATCGTCGTCCTGCTCCTGCTCATATTCGGCGGAGGCGGGTGGGGATACAGCCGGTATGGCTATGGTGGCGGGTTCGGCATTGGCGGCCTTTTGCTGGTGATCCTGGTTATCTGGCTCCTCGTCGGGCACGGCCGGTTCTGAAAATTGTTAGCCATGAGCGATTTGGCAGATTTTCGGTATCGCCATGACCGTTCGTAATGGTACATATGTCTCACGTAGTTTTCCTCTGTGGGCGTGGGGCGAGAACGCATTGACCGCGTTGAAGGATGTCTCGCCTGGGGCCTCCATGATTGTGACGCTGGTCACTGGCACGGTGATGATCGTCGGCGCTGCGGTAGGGACGACCTGGCACCTGTCGGACGCGATCAACGCATCTCAGCGCGCCAGTCAGTACGCCATCGACTCCGCCCTCAACCGGATCGCCGCCGACGAAGCCAAGGCGGCCTCGGTCGAAGAGCGGCTGACCTATGTCGAGAAGGAAGAGGCGGAGCACTACGCGAGCGACGTGAGCCGATGGGACAAGATCGACAGTCAGAACGCGATCATGCTCCAGGCTCTCGCCGACTTGAAGGTGCAGCTCGCGACGAAGGAAAATATTCACGTACGATGATGAATGACATCCAAATCATTGCTTATGTGCTGATAGATTTAGCGCTAGCTCTTTGGGTGGCAGATGAAATTTGGAGATTTATCAAATTGCTGCGGCGCAAAGATTAGGGCCGTGACCACCCTGCTGTTGCTCGGCGGCTGCACTGCGGCGACCCCGCCTGTAGCGCCGCCTCCACCAGAGCCCGCCCCAATCATCCTGTTGCCCCCGCCGGCGCATCACTACCACGCCAGTCGCAGAGTGGTGCGCGACCACCATATCACGAGGGCGCTGCACGCTCTGGACGACGCCGTGAGGGCAAAGCGGAAAACGATCGAGCAGAAGGGCGACCGCGATCCCGGTAAAAACCTCCAATAGCCCAATGGCCCGGCTCGTGCTACAATAGCCCCATGCACACTCCGTTCCACCACCACGCTGATGCGGCAGTCGCCCAAACGGCTACCAATTCCGACATCGTGCAGATCGTCGAGAACATCAACGTCGTCATCAACAACCAGAAGAGCCAGGGCAGCGTAATCGCCGACCTGCAAAGCGACACTGCCGCCATCAAGGCGGCGATAGCCGCCCTGAGCCAGCTCGTCACCACCACTGCCGCGACCCTGACAGCACTTTTGAACAGCCAGTTCGCCACCGTCAATTCGGAGCTGGACGCAATCAGCGCCGAGCTGACGTTGATCGAATCGGAGGTCAACCCGACAATCCCGTTCTCCCCGCCACTGCAATATTGGAGTGCAGCCGCCATGTCTGTCGTTACGAGCATCAACCTCACCGCCGGCGGGTCGTCGGACGGGGTTCAGTGCGAAGATTCGTCTCCGACGCCGCAGGTCTTTCCCGGCTCGCAAATCACCTGGTCGATGCCGCTCAGCGAAGCGAGCCCGTCCGACCTCTCGGTGGCGCTCGCTTCCGACGGCGTCACGTTCACCTTTACGGCCGGCGCATCGGCCCCGACCGAATCGGTTACGCTGTTCGCGACCTGGACCGACCCGGCCGGCGTTCAGCCCGCGATCGTCGGCTCGCCGCTGACGGTGAACATCACGGCCGCCGTCGTCACGCCGCCCCCGACGACCTTTGTGGCGCCGATGCAGTACAACGAAACGAGCGGCATGTGATCCGGCGAGGCGCGGCCGGGGCGGGTCGCGCCTTCCGATTCGCGGATCGGACTGAATGACGACATCCAATTGGATGCGCTCCCTGGCGATGGCCTTCCTGGCCTTGGCGCTGGTCGCCAGCGGATTTGCGCCGGTCGTGCCGGGATACTACGCCGGCTACCTGACGGCGGCCGGGGCGGTGTTCACCGGCCTTGCGGGGCTGTTCACGCACCCGCCGGGGCAGGTTGACCCGCAGCAGCGCACCGGAGCCGTCGTGCCGATCAACCAGCGTCAGGCCGGTCAGTGACGAAAGACAAGATGGCTGACGACGCCAAGCAGACGATCAGCAATCGCGTAAAACTGTATCGCGGCATGGCTCACAACTGATCGCCCGGACCGACTGACACGGCCAGCACGGCATCGCGTAGGCGGGCATTATCTTCTTTCAGTTTTTGAATCTCATCGTGGTTCATTACCGCCACCATCAGACTTATGAAACACAGAAAACAGAGAAAGAACAGACCGAGCGCCGGCCCAACGGATAGCGCCGCACCATAGGACATCCCGCCGATTGCTGGCAGGATCATCAGCGGCAGCATGACCTGCAACTTAATTGTCCCACGTTTGTCCAGAAATTCCATTGTCGCTATCCTCGGCTAGCTAATCAGCATGCACCAGAGCCCGAAGATGCTGAACAGCCCCGAGTAGCTCCGTAGCCAGCGGAGACAATGGCTGTTCGCTGATATCCCCTCCTCGGTGGGGTGGCTGGCGAGGCCGCTTTGCCTGGCACTCTGGCGCATGCTGACCGGCGCTACCTTTCTACGGGACTGGCGACCCCGCCAGGAGTTGAACCCAGAACCTCCGGTTCCGGAAACCGGCGCTCTATCCAATTGAGCTACGGGGCCGAATGTCACGATCATAGTTGGTCCTCCCCCTTGCTGTCAACCCCAAACCGCGCTATGTAGACGGCGACGCACACCAAGCGGGAGATCGCCGTATGACTGACGCAAAAGACAGCGCTAACGAGGCTCATAAAATCGATCCTCGTGACCCCGATTATTCACGCCCCGGTATCTTCGCTCAACACAACTGTTGGAAGTGCAAGGACGGCGCGCGGCCTGACCTTTGTCCGACACCGGGGCGTCCCGGCAACTGCGGCTACCCACATGCGAGGAACGATTGATGACCGAAGATCAGATCAAACACATGGTTGATCGTTTTCTCGGCTGGCGATTGCCGCAGCCGTGGAATCCCGACAACGGGATCAGCTACCGGCGGCCGAATTATGCGCACCCGCCGGCTGATCACGATTGGCCGACAGGAACCAATCTCTTTGACGCCGAACAAGCTACCGAGATGGTGCGCTATATGCTGCAAGGATTGCCCGATTGGCTAGGACACGAATGAAACGCTCCATGTGATGGAACTGTCCGAAGTGATCCACCTGCTCCGATCGCGCTGCGCCCAGGCGGGGTCGCAGGCGGCGTGGGCGCGCGAGCATGGCCTAGCGCAGACCTACGTCAACGAGGTGCTGCGCGGCAACCGGAATCCTGGGGAGAAATTGCTCCGCGCTCTCGGTCTAATCGCCGTGGTGGATTACCGACCAATCGAGGAGAAGTGACATGAGGAATCGTGGCCGACATACCTCGTTGGTTGTCTGGGGCTCCGCGAGAAGCGCGGCAATGAGACTCCGGATCGTCGGCGTCGCTTATGCTATTGGCGTGATAACCACGTTCGGGGCGGCTAATGCCGATTTGGATTGGAGCTGTCATCATCGGTGGCAAGACGTATGCGATGCCAGCATGGTTCGCGGCAATCAAGGGATGGCAGCGTTTGTAGCGATATTTCCGCCAGGCTGGATCGTAATACCATTTGCCACCGGGTTCTACCAACACGGCATTTACTTCGGTGCCACTCCGGCCATTGGAGACTGAGTGATGCCGACCAATCCTGATCAGAAGATGACGCTACAAGGCGGGATCGAGGTTCCGGCCTGGGTTGGCCTAGCCCTTATGGTCTGCCCGATCATGTTTTGGGGCCTTGTCGGATGGAGTGCCTATCGTCTTGTTCGGAGGATCGCGAATGCCTGACAACGCCAAGGCGAACGACGCCAAGCCGACGACCCACAAGCCGCGGCTAGAGCAAGGTAATTGGCACGCCGATGATTGGTCAGCGGTCAATGACCCAGAAAATTTCCTGCGGCTTTTCAATGATTACCGGAGAATCGCGCTTTATATGCGCGATCTCCGCGACCTCACTGTAGCAGCTCAGCGCGTGACGTGGTTACGCTACGGCGGCGGGGATGATCCAGATAATATTCTTGTCAAGAATCATCCGCGGCTAGCCGCGGCCATTTTTCAGCTCGGCAATTTAGTCGGGGTAGCGAATCCGAACGCGCCGACTGGGGAGAAAAATGGCTGACTCTCAACCGAAAGTTCGCGTCCGCATCCTGGTTGCCGTCGACCGCAGGGAAATCAGGTTTCGCGTTCGGGTTTTCCATATCAGGGTGAAGCCCATGATAGCAGGGTGACGAAATTCTTGGAAAACTGGTCATTCCGAGCGCGGAAACCGGAAATGCCGCTCGGATTTGAAGACCGTGGGGGTCACCGGACCCCATTCTCTTCCGTGTTGATTTGCAAGGTGGCATTTCTGCAACTTTGGAAAAGTCTGCGGATATACCGGAATTTTTGGAAAACCGTTTTCCAGGGTGGCGCACCCGGAAGGACTCGAACCCTCAGCCTTCCGATTAGAAATCGGACGCTCTGTCCTATTGAGCTACGGGTGCTCACTTCTTCCTCCGTTCCAGCACATGCACCGCCCTTTTGGCAGCCTCTTTCCGATCGGACCCACGGCTATAATGCAGCGCCATGTTCGGCGAGCTGTGCCCCAGCCGCGCCTGGATCGCCCGAATGTCGCCGCCGAGGTCGCCGAGGTTCTTCCCCGCCGTCGTGCGCATCCCATGGAACGTGATGCCGGGCCGCACGAGGCCATCCGCCAGCAGCCGCAGGATCAGCGCCCGAAACTCTTTCCGCAGCGTGGCAGGCTTCCACGGCCGTCCTGACGCGCCCGTGACGATGGTCGTCGCCACTCTCGGGGTCGCATCGAGGATTTCCCGCAGCCGATAGTCCGCCGGCAGCCATACGGCGTTGCCGGTCTTGCCCTGGCGCCACTCGACATGCTGCCCGTCATACGCCGACCACGACATCCGCACGACATCCTCGCCGCGCGGGCCAGCCCACATGGCGAGCGCGACCGCGACCTTGAGCCCGCCGGTCGCGGCGTCGAGCACAGCGGCGCATTCATCGTCCGACCAGGCGCGGTTCGCTTCGGGTGCGTCGCGCGGCTTGGCGATCTTCGGAAGACCGAGCGCGGCGTTCTCGGCGACATAGCCGCGCGGCTTGCCCCAGCCGAGCACGACCGAGAGCATGTGGACGACATAGTTGCCGAACCTGCGTTTGTGCTGCGCGAAGGCCCGATCGCGGATTTTGAGGCAGGTTGCCGACGTGAGTTGAACAAGCGGCATGTCGTCGAGCGCTGCGAGGTAGTCGAGCACCTTGCCGTAATCGCTCTTGGTGCGAGGAGCGAGGCGGGAGAACTCCGGGCTGGCGCGGTATGCCGCCACCAGAGAGCCCCACGAGCCGCGTTTATAGGGCTCTGTCCGCGATTGGAGCCGCGACTTTGTCAAAATAAGAGTGCTATCGGTCGCCTTATCGAGCCGATGGACCTCGGCGACAAACGCGGCGGAGTGCGGTGGCGCGGTGATCCGTGTGCCGGTAGCGCGGTGGTAGTAGTAGGTGCGCCCTTTCGAGCGAACGCGCTTAACGCCGCGAATGCGCACGATCACTTCGGCGGTTCCGGCAGCGGCATCCAGTGCGTCGGCTTGCATGGAATGCAGCTAGTATCCGTCATTGGGCCGGTTAGTTCTGACCCATATCCCCATGTTTCCTCAGCGCTCTCAATGGATAGCCATTCGCCTCGACGGCCCCATTCGGGATCGGCGACCTCAAAGAAACCGAGGCAATAACGCGCGGCTTCCTTTGGAGACACGTAGGTTCGTTCAATGTCTTCCCCCAAATACAGAATCAAAATTGATCCATCTCGCGGTGCTGTAGCGATTGGCCGCCAGTCGTCACTCATCGCCCCAATTTCTCCAACCATGCGTTCTCGGCAACAAAAACGTCGCTGAGCCCGGAGCGTTGGTCAAGCCAGCGGTCCAAGGCCCTCACATCCCAAAGGTTTCGCCGCCCCAGGACGAGCGGCGGGACGGATGGCGCGACGTGCTCGTCAAAATGGGTCGGCGACATGCCGCAGTAGGCAGAGGCGGCGTCTCGCGACAGGAGCCGGGGCGTCAGCCCGCGCGGGAGGAAGCGTTCAGCCATCGCGCTCGCGGGCGATCTCGGCGCCCTGCCATGCCGCATCATTTGTCATGATGATCCAGGCGCACCACGCCTTGACGACAGCCAGGTCGTCAAACCGCAAGACGACCTCGAATTTACCGGGGAAAGCGCCCGGATCATCCGCCTGCATGCAGCGAAGGCCGGCGTGCCAGCTTGTCATGCCGGTTAGTGACGGCATTCCTGTTGTGCCCATCTCACGCCAGCCACGGCGTTATCATGCCGAGCAGGTACGCGACCGCTATCAGCGCGATCGACCAGCGGAAATAATGCCAATAGTCCTCGGCGACCCGCTTGGCGATTTCGTCGTCGCGGGACGAGCATGGCGCGACGGGCTCGCTGCTGTCCGGGAAACGCTCGGCCCACTTCGCGTGCGCTTCGCCGATCAGCCAATGCGCGCGGCCTTCAAAGTCAGTCATGTGCTTTCTCCCCGTAAGGTTCAGGATTGCCGGCCTGAGTTATTGCGTCGCCGCAGCAGTTTGCCGTCCCTCCGATACATTCGAGGCACGGCCGGTATGTGACGGTGCGCCGGCCGTTCTCGTCCGCGCCGAGCTCCATGATCCATCCCGGACCCATGGGGCCGCCACGGTCGCGGCAGGTTTCACAGAGCATCGTACCCGTCTCAATAATTCTGGTACGCCGCTTCTAGCGCTTCGAAGCGCCGCAGACAGTCGGGATCGGTTGCGATCTCACGGCGCGACTCACGACAGCCACATGCGCGCCGGATGCAGTCCGCCGCGACGTGCTCGTTTGCCTGATCTGTCCGACCCATCTTGACAAGCCACGCCTGGAACCGCTCGTCCTTCGCTAGCACCCCAGCGCGCACCACGGCTCTCTCGCCGGGCGTCTGTGCGGCATAGCGCGCCTTGCCGGCCATCGACCGGGCGAGGTCTTTGTGGGGCTGTGCGGGCTCCGCGCGGGCTTCTGGCGGCGTCAGGCGGGCGATCCCGACCCAGCGGTCGGTGCCGGGCTGCGGAATGCCGCCGAGGGCCTGTAGGGCCTCGTCCGCCCTTTCCAACGGCAATTCAAGGATGATCTGGAGCACGGCCCTAGTTTTCACCGTGCGCAGGTCCACGAAGGTCGCTTCGATCGCGGTCATGCGGCGGACAACATCTCGTTCTTGCGCGCGATGGAGAATTGGATCAGCCCGTCATAGGCGTCCGGGCTTGATGCCTTGATCTTGGCGAGGTCGTCGGCGCCGATTTCCACAATCTCGTCGATCAGCTTCGGCAGCTTCGCCTTCTCCATCGCGTCGTGCAGCCGCTTCCATGCGCCGCGCGCGCACGCCAATTCCTCCTCGGAAGGCCCGTCAACCGGAGCGCGCCTTGCGGGGCCACCGGGGCGCGATGGTGGCGACCGGACAGCTGGCTGCGCTTGTGTCGTCGTCGGCGCATTGATGGACGCGGCATTGCCGTCGTCGTCCTCCGGCGCCAGCCCGACCATCGCCATTGCCGCGTACCGGCGCAGGTAGGTGATCACGCTGCCCGCCCCCTGCGCGGTGAATTGCTGCGGCGCGACATAGAGGGTCGACTCGATCCACTGGCCGCTCTTGTGTCCAAGCAGCGTCGTGACGCCGATGTTGCTGCCGTCGCCGTTCACCGGCATCTGACAGATGGACAGCCCGGCGCCCGCGAGCTTCGGCCGCACAAGGTCCAGGACCGCCCCGAGCGAGGCATAGGTGCTGGGCTTGTTGCCGCGCTTGAAGCCGGGGTTCTCGGCGTCGCGCTCGACATTCTCGAGCGTCTGCTGCACGCTCGCCAGAGCGGTGAACAACTCGCCACACTCTTCGCTGCGGCGGCAGGCGTCGGTATCCATAGTCAGCCCCATATCTGCATCGCGACAGCCTTGGTCGCATCGGTCCAATAGAACGACGACAGGTTCGGCGAGAACATCGCGGCGGCCTGCTCTTTGTCGTCGATGCGCGACAGCAGCCCGCGAATGGCCCTGGCGCCCCTCAGCATCGACCATCGCGCCGCCGTCGCGTCGAGCATCAGGCTCGGGTAGATGATCCCCTTGGCCGGCGTCACGTAGGCAATCCCCGCCGGCCGCTCCATTGCGTCGGCATAGGACACGACCTGCGCCGCATGGTCGTCGCGCGGGAAGGACGGCATCCGCATCGTCGTCTTTAATTCCATCAGGTGATCGGGCCACACATAGTCGACATACCCGACAATCGGCACGTCGATCCCCTCCAGCCATTGCTCAACCCGGTACTGGCGTGCGACGGGCTCGCCGAGCGGGCGTAGCAGCTTTGCGGCCTGGCGCACGAAAGCCGGCAACGCCTCGCGCTCCTTGACTACCTTCTCGTCCAGGTCGCCCTGAGCCTTGGACTCGAAGGATTGGATCGCGACTTCGATCGCTTCGTCGTCCGGGCAGTTCTTGTAAAGCACAAGGTCAACCGCGGCCTCGACCGCCTGCCCACGCCATGCACCGGGGCCGGCGTCGTCGCTGACGCGCCAGAGATATTTCATGACCCACAGCGCCGGCTCGGCCCGGTAGAGGTTGATGCTCGACGCCGACAGATGCCTGATGCCGTGGCGCTCGAAGGCGTTCATGGCAGCTCTCGCTAACTAGGGTTTCAGGTCAGGTATCGCCACTGAGCTTTCGGGTAGCGGCCGCTATTAATTCGCGCTCGGCGTCAGCCTTCTGTCGCTGAGCCTCGCGGATCGCCACGTCCATTGCCCATTCGACTTTTGCATTTGCTGTTGACCAGCAAGCGCCGACTATGAGGGCACCGCCAAAAACGCCAACAGCCGTCGCGAAAAATATCCCCAGCATATATCCGGTAGGGTCCATCACCCTTGCTCCTCGCAGTTGATGATCATGGCAGCTCTACCCACGTCAGCCAGAAGATCGCCCACGCGGCGACGGCGCCGACCACCGCCGCGACCCAGAACCGGAACGGCGGCGACCATTCGGGCTTCTGCACCGCGACCGGCTCGCCGTACTCGTCCAGTCGATACGTCACTCGACAGTCGAGAGGATCGACGGCGGGCGCCGGTCGCTCGTTCTGGCAGTCAATTTTCTGCAAGGTCACGCCATCCTCGCAATCTCGGCCAGCGGCACGGTCAGGGACCGCAGCACCACCAGCCGCAATTCCTCGGCCAGCGCGAACTCCGCCGCGATTTCCGTGCGCGCCTCCACCTGCGGCAATGGGCGCAGCCGCGAGCAGTCGCGCCGCCGGGCCTCGTGCGCGTAGTTGCGGATTGTCGGGTCGATCATGATACGCCTTCCCCGGTCATTCGATACGCCAGACGCGGATGCCAGCAACGCCATTCTCCGTACAAACGCGGCACGTGAATTTACGGCCGTTACTGATTGCCCACGCACTCAAAGCGGTCCGCGTTAGCCTGACGACACGCTGGTCGCCGGGAACAAAAACGCTCTGACCCATGCCGATTTCGGGCCATGGATATTGGGTTGTTCCGCCTTTTGGCGGTATTGGTATGCCGTCCTCAATCAGAAATTTGGTCATTTCACTCCCCACCCTGACGATGAAGAACACCCGCCGGCCAATGTCGCCGGCAACCCGATGCTGCCGCGCGCCGTCGTTCGCACGTCGTCGGCGAACGGCCGCGTCAGCGCCATTTCCGCCGGCCAGCGATCGGTCGGCACCGGGCCTTCCGGCGGCTGATCCCGTTCCGTGGCGGCCCGCTTGCACGACGCGATGCGCAATGCGCTGACGCACTTGCGCTCGCCGCAGGTGATGCGAAGGGCAAAGTGCTTCGCGCCCTCTTCCTCTGCCGGGACCAGGGTCGCGCCGCAGACCGGGCAATGCCGCTCAATCACGCCCCGCCCCTCTCAGAGAGCCACTTTTTGTATTTTATATCGATCGGATAGGGCTCAATATTGGATTCATCAAGCAAACACTCTCGCCTGACTTTTGCAATTGCTTCAATCACTTCTTCCTGTTGAGGCGGCAGTAAAGTTGGGCAAATGCTTTCGGCAATCAGAACCAAGTCTCTTACTGCGCGTACCTGTTGAGGATCGTATTCGTCAGGATCGACCCAGACTTCGACGTATGGCATTACCAACCTCCCTCCATCTCCTCGCGCGCCTCTCTGCGCTCATGGTCGAAATAGTCGGCGAGGAAGCTCTCGATGTGCGGCATCGCCTTCTCGCCGGTGTAAGTCGGGTGGCGCAATGCCCACGCCGTCACGAGGTTGCGGAACTCCGCTTCGGCCGCCTCGATCGCGTCGAGGTCGGCAGTCGCGCGGCGCTCGTCATGGGCGCGCTCGGAGGACGCGCGAATGCCTAACCCGAGATAGGACGGCATTGCGCCTCTCCTGCCAATACCTCGGCCTGCCCGACAATCGCCGTCAGCCGGTCCCGCAGCTCGCGCAACTCCAGCAGCCGCGCCCGCATGATGTCGGGCTCGCGCAGTCGGCCGTCGTCCAGGTCGTCATTGATCACGCGCAGAAACGCGTCGAGCCGGATCGCGACCAGTGCGGTGTCGCAGCAAATGTCGATAATGTCGGGAGGCGGCTCCAACCCGGCGCCGGCCCGCGCGATTGTCAGCAGCATGTCGTTGAGGGAGTCGGCCATTAGATGCTCCGAAGTTTAAAGAAATCATCGGCCGCAACGATCGCGCATCCGAGGCATTCCGCGAGCAGCGTGGCGATATCTTTGATCGACTTATCGGAGTGCTGCATCGCGATATGAACGGCGGCCGTGAGTAGCATCATTGTGCCGTCTGCCGGGTCTTCTCCGACGCTCTCGCAAATTGCTTTTGCTACTGCCTCAATCGCTAATACGCGGTCGCAGGGCGCATTGGGCACTTTGCCCTTTAGGATGACCACCATTTGCGCCAAATCCTCGGTTTTAGGTGATGCGCCGCTTGGCAACCCCGAGCCCGACGAGCGCCAGCCCCAGGAGCGCCAGCGTGCCAGCTTCCGGCACGGCCGCCGTGTCCTCGATTTGCCCCGCCGAGCCGGTCAGGAACTCGTCGCCCGGCGACAATGCGAATTGGTCGAGCAGGGTTGTCACGGTCGCGAAGATATATTCGCCATCCGTCGTCCCTCCGGGGAAGCTGGCGAGGAACGCCGGGTCGCCCGACGACACGTACGTCCAGTCGAATGCGATGTGCGGGTTCGGGCTGCCGTCGTCGATTTGGGTAATCTGCGCCGTCCCGCTGGCCGTGTCGCCGTCCGGGAAGGCGACCGAAAGCGCCTCCTCGCCGCCCGAGACGACCGTAAAGACGCCATCGACCTCGGGGCCGGTCGCGAACGTCGTCGGGCCGAAATGCGCGCCGTCCGGAACCGTCCCGACCTCCGAGTCGAACAGCGCCGACGCCCAATACCCCGGCGAGTTGGCCGCGATCGTGCCGTTTCCCGTGGACACGAGGTCGTAGGACGTGCCGAGGCTGCCGCCGATCGTGATTTGGCCGGCCCATGCCGGCGCCGCGAGCGCGCCGAGGATCGTGCCGGCGAGGAGTAGCTGTTTCATCTGTGCGCGGACCCCCATCAGGTTTGACGGGGTCAGGTTGGCAGGTTCAACGCGGGTTGTCCACCCTAAATGTTGGCCTAGCTAACCTGCGACAGAATGCCGCGATCTCTTAGTTGCCGGGATTGCGGACGCGTGCGAGGAGAAGGTCGAGGTACGCCTTGGCTTCATCGCTCGGAAGCCGGCGGAAGCAATGAAGGACGAGCGCCTCGGCTTCGGTTTGAGCCTGCGACGCCGCGTCAGTGCCGCCGCCGTCCGCCGAAGCTAGCAAGTCCAAGGAAATCTTGAACAAATCGGCTAGTGCCACAAGCGCCTCCCTCCCCGGAAGGCTGTGGCCGTTCTCGTAGCCCGCATAGGTGCTACGGTCCCTTCTAATGTGCGCCGCAACCTCGGCCTGCTTGAGTCCGGCGCTTTCTCGATAGCGCCTTAGCAGCGCACCTAATATCTGGGGGTCCGTCATCGCAGCGTCAAAGTGACAGACCTTGCGATTCAATGGGTTGACTGACCCAACAAAATTACTTGCCTCCTCGGGTTGGCTGTGCCAACCTTTCGGCATGGAGATTGACGAGCTTATCGAGTTGGCTGGCGGCACGGCAAAGCTAGGCAAGGTTGCCGGCGTAGACCGCACGACCGTTAACTATTGGAAGGCGGTCAACCGCGTGCCGGTCAAGCGCGCGCTGAAAATTAACGCCGCGCTGGGCATTCCTCTTCACGAAATCCGCCCGGACGTTTGGAAGCTGCCGATGGAGGACGCCGCGTCGTGATCTGCGGATGGCTTTGGAGGCCACATGCTCGTTTGGCTATCGGCTATCACGCTACTCGGCACAGTCACCTTCCTTCTGTGTTTCGCCATCGCCGCGTACTGCGTGGGGTTCAGGGAAGGCGTGGCGCATGGGTGTGGGTGTGCGTCGCCGGCCCGCTCGCCGGAGCCGGAGGAGTAGCTTGGGCCTGGTGGCCTACCATTGGGCTCGGGGGAGGCGGCGGCGGTTCTGCCGGTGCCGGTGTTGGCGCTGCGGCCGTCGCCGTCCCTGAGCCGTCGAGCTTCGCGCTGCTGCTGGCGGCGCTGGTGTTCCTCGCGGGCGCTGTCGCTCTGCGCCCCTGGAGCGTTGCGGGCAACGTCGTCCCCATCGACCCCGCGAGGAAATCGTGATGAGCGAGACGACAGCGCGGTATCGGGCTGCGGCGCGGGCTCGGGCAGCAGCGCAGCCCGAGGTCTACCGGGCAAACGTGGCGAAAGCGCGAGTGCTGGCTTATGGAGGGCCGCTCCCGGAGATGACGGCGGACGACTTGCGACTTTACAAAAAGCTAAGGGCCGCGTTAGGGGCGAAGGCCGCCCGCCAAGCTCTTTTCGGAAAGGCTGATCAGACATGACCGAATCGGTCGCGCAAAGATGCGTGCATGCCCCGCACTTTCTTTCGGTTGTGCTGTGGGACGAGCTAATCACGCAAAAAGTCGTCCTGTCAACGTCAAAATTTCGTTAACGCGTTGTTAACAAAGGTTAATTCCGAAACAGGTGTATTGAGACAACCGTAGCGATGCGCGCCCATCCCGAACAAACGCTTCATCGGTCTGTCGCCGTGTTGCTTAACGCCGCGCTGCCGCCCGAAGTGTTTTTCACTTCCGTACCGGCCGGCGGCGGCGGGAAGGTGCGCGGCGCGATCCTTAAAGGGCTTGGGTACCGAAGCGGCACGCCGGATATTTTGCTGATTTCCAATGGGTTGGCCTACTTCATCGAGCTAAAGGTGCCGCGTACGGGCATTCTGAGCGCGGCGCAAAGGGAGACGATCCCGGCGCTGCAAAATGCCGGCGCTCGGGTGCGGGTGTGCCGGTCGATCGAGGATGTCGAGAACGCGCTGCTCGACTGGCGCATCCCGACGCGGATTGCGAGGTCGGCGTGACTGATCACCTCACAACCGCCCGCCGTCTGTTAGTAGGCGCGCAACGTGCGTCGAAGGCCGGAGACGCGGCTGCTGCGCTTGAACTTACATTGGCCGCCGCATCCTATCTGAGACTTACGAAACTTTTTGAATCGATGAACATCAGCGTGGCAGGGCACGCATGACGCCCCGGCGCGAGGTCATCGGCGATTGCGAGCTGTGGCTCGGGGATTGTCGCGACGTGCTGCCCACTCTTGACCATTCTAGTGCTGTCGTTGCCGATCCTCCTTATGGAATTGGGTATCGGCATAGCGGCAAAGGTGCGGGGTTCCCTTCCGATCGCAAGGCGCCTGCGCGACGGCACGGGCGAGTTGCTGTTGTTGGCGATAAGGACGGCATAGACCCATCTTCAATGCTTTCCTTCCGCGAAGCCGTGATTTGGGGAGCGAATCATTTCGCTGACCAACTCCCCGCTTCTTCGCGATGGCTCGTGTGGGATAAGCGCGACGGTATGGACAGCAACAGCTTCGCCGATTGCGAGTTGGCGTGGTGCAGTTTGCCGGGCGCGGCTCGCCTGTTCCGCTACATGTGGAACGGCATTTGTAAGGCCGGCGAGCACGGTGAGTCCCGAGTTCATCCGATGCAAAAGCCCATAGCCGTGATGCAATGGTCAATTGGCTTTACGTCGGCACAGACTGTAGTTGACCCGTATATGGGATCAGCAACGACTGCTCTTGCGTGCATGCGAGAGGGACGGGCATTTATCGGCATCGAAATCGATCAACGATGGTTTGAGATTGGCCTGTCCCGTATTGAGCAAGTTTATCGCCAAGGCGACCTGATCCGCGACATCTACGAAAAGCCCAAACAGCAGGTGTTGCTATGACCATCGGGCAGCAAATCGCGTGCGTGCGGCGCGAAATTCGGATGCGCAAGGTCGTCTATCCGGGCTTGGTGCGCCGGTCGAAGATGACGCAGGGCGACGCGATATTCGAGCTGGTGGCGATGGAAGCGGTGCTCGCGACCTTGCTGCGGATCGAGCAGAGCGAACCGCTGAGCCTCCTGCCGTGAGCGACGGCGTTTCCGTGTGGCGCGCGCTCGACATCGAGAAGCGGTTCAACCGCTACATGGAGCGCGAGCGGACGGTGCGGCTCGGCCGCTCGGTTACGGTGGCGCGGTGCGGGATGATGACGTGCGCCGCCGCGATCACGGCATTGCAGGACGGGCCTCGGCTACTGTCGGCGCCCGGCGAGTGGGACTGGCCTAACGCGCTGGAGAGGGAGATGGAATGACCTACCCGCACATTGCCACCCCGGTCAAGCACGAGCTGCCGGATTGGGACGTGCCGCGCACGGTATGGGAGTTGACGGAGCACGAGGCCGCCGTAATCCGTGCGATGCGCGCCGCCGACCCGACAGGCCGTGTCGCCATGATCCAGCGCCATGTCGCCGCGCATTTCGGCATTGCGCTCATTGACATGCGGTCGAGCCGGCGGGCGCGGGCGGTGGCCCGTCCTCGGCAGGTGGCGATGTACCTGGCGCGCCATCTGACGGAGCACTCGCTCCCGGAGCTCGGCCGGTACTTCGGCAATCGCGACCACACGACGGTCATGCTTGCGATTCGCAGAGTCGAGCAGCTGTGCCGCGAGGACTGGGTATTGGCGCATCGGGTCGCCATGCTGCGCCAGCGGATCGAGCATCCCGAGCAGTTCGCGATGGCGGTGTGACGAGCCTCGTGAGGGAAACTTTGGAGTGGCGTCGAATCCGTCTACGCGCTGGTATTGGAATGACTGGGAGAATGACCTTGGCTTACGATTGTGCAGCCTTGGTGCGCAGGGGTTGTGGATGCGAATGCTAAGTCTCGCGGCACGCTCCGAGCCCATCGGCTATGTGTCCGCAAATGGACGCGCCCTTTCACCGCTAGAGTTGTCCGACCTGGTCGGAAAGAACGAAATTGAGATAATGCCGTTGCTCGCCGAGCTTGAAGAAAACCACGTTTTTTCGCGCGATCGAAAGGGGCGGATTTATAACCGCAGAATGGTTCGCGACGAGAGGGCGCGAGTTTTAGCCGTAAAAAACGGTAAAAAAGGCGGCAATCCGAAGCTACTGCAACAACCTGATAACATTGCGGTAAATCCTCAACCCTTATCCGCTCCGGATAACGGGGGCCCTTCTACCCCTATACCCTTACCCTTACCCAAGAAGAAAGATTCCCCTTCTCTCCCTTCGGGAGAGCTTCCCCGCGAGAGGAAAAACCCAGCTTTTTCGATAGCCGAGGCTTGGGAGCCAGGCGAGTACGAAGTCACCTATGCGAAATCCAAGGGATACGACGATGGATGGATTGCCGAGCACGGCGAGCGGTTCCGCGACTACCACCTCAAGCACGCCAGTCGTTTCGCGGACTGGCGAGCTGCATGGCGTAACTGGGTGCAGAACGCTGCCGACTTCGCTCGATCGCCGAAATCTGCAGACGCCGGCCGAGGTCGATACGAGCCTGAAAGCATCCTTGCCGCCGTCAGTCGAATTCGTGTCCCAGGGGACGTATAGCATTGGCGAATATGGGTATGACGAGCGTGTCGTCTTGCGGGTCGCCGACACCGCGACGAAAGCCGAGGTTGCCGAAGCGGTAGCGTTGGTCGAGCATTCGTTGCGACCATGCTCGGCAGCGACTCTTCGGCGCGAGTTGGCGCGCTTGCGGGCGGTGACGATCAGCCGGGCAGTTGGTCAGGAAAATCTCGACGTCGTGCTGGCCGCTTATGCGGACGAGCTGGGGCGATATCCCGATGACGTGGTGGTCGCTGCATGTCGCCGGCGTTATCGTTTTTGGCCGGCATTGGATGAGCTTCTCGATGCGACAGAGGAATTGGCGGGGCCACGGAAAGACATGCTGGCTGCACTCAAAATGAAACCGATGCGCCGAGCTGAGCCGGTCGATTACAGCGAGACGAAGCGCTTGGTTGCGGAGCGTGATGCACGATGGGCAGAGGCCGCTGCATGGCGCGCTGCGCATCCGGAATTGTGCTGGCCGAAAGCGCCGCCGACCGCTGGAGAGCCTGTTTTACGATCGGTTGCCGACTGCTTGCCCGACACGATCGCCGGGGAGCCGTGGCGATGATTGAAGCCGAAGAGGAGAGTGTCGATGCCGTTTGACGGAACACAACTGAACCAAACCCAACTGAACCAAACCGCCGCTGATTTGCTGGCGGCAAAACGATACATCGAAATTCACGGATGGACGCAGGATGGCTTCGGCGTGGATGGTGGCCCACGGTGCATTATGGGTGCCATGAAAAAGTGTGGCAGGTAATCGTTGGGCTAACTTTATCGACATCTTAGGTGCGCATGTTGACTGTTACCCACCTTTTGATTGGAATGACCAGCCCGGCCGCACTGTCGAGGAAGTTTACGCCTTGTTTGACAAGGCTGTCGCAACGGCAATGGAGCAAAATGTAAATGCGTAACCTGTCGCTAGCCGCTGCCGCGCTGATCCTGTTGGGCGGCGCGGCCCATGCCCAATCGCCGACCCCGCAGCCGCCGGCGCAGCAGCAGTCGCCGGACCAGCGGCTGATCGCCTACCTGTTCGGCCAGCGCGACAATTACGAGGAGGCGATCATCCGGCTGCAGGCGCGAATTGCGAGCCTCGAAGCGCAGAAGGACGCGCCGAAGCCGCAGGCGAGCGTCACGCCGCCCGACGCGGTGGCGCGGCAACTGAGCGACCTGCGGCAACAGCTGGCGAACAGCCAAGCGCGGGCCACAAGCCTCAACCAGCAGCTAGCGGCGGCGAACCAGCGCATCGCGGCGCTGAGCCCGCACGGGCCGCAGTCGGTTGCGCCGCAGCCTGCAAAGTCTCCGCCAAAATGAGCGACGCCTCGGTGTTGCTGGCGGCGGCTGCCGTGGGCGTAATTCGGGTCACCTATCGATTCATAGATGGCTTACATGCGTACACGTCGTCAGACGTGTACGGTCTCTATGTCGCCAACCGAGACCCGCAACTTGCGTACGATGCGGTGGCGCCCTCGCTACAGAGCTTGATCAAGCTGAACGAAGGAATGAGCTGCAAAGTTGAGCCTGCGCTCACCTACTCCGAGCTGTTGCGGGCCGCGCATTACCCAGATCAGCCGCTTGTGCGGGAAATTACATCACGCAGTTTTCTCGCGCGCCCGGTTTAGCTGATGGCGTGGGCCGAGCCTCGAATTCGTGCAACCCGGCTTGGAGCAATGCGCCTACCCGCCCCACGGAAGCCGTTCAGAATCGAATACGGGCCGCGCTGAGGGGGTCAGGATGCGCGAAAGGGCGTGGGGTGGTGCTCGGGGGCGGGAATGCCCTTCCGGTGCGCTACGGGGGCTCAGCGGGAATTGTGACGCGAGCGACAGGAAGGCGGAATGAGGTTTGACGAAGGTCCGCCCCGCGCGGTGCCGCCGGGCGTCACGATGCCGTTCTCCGGCCATTATCCGCTGAGCGCGGCAAACCGGATGGCGTACTGCGCGCTGTGCGGCAAGCGCGACCCGACGGTGTCGTATTGGAAGAGCAACAGCAAGCCGACGTGCGCGGGATGCCGCGAGCCGAAGGGTGTGGCGTGATGGTGGTTATCCTCGGCGCATCGGCTCAGGCAGGACCTAAGTCCGGCGCAGCAGCTCCAGGTATGCCACGGCATATTGCGGGACTGGAGCGAGCCCGCGCGCCCATCGGTTGACGGTCGTGACGGCGACCCCGAGCGTGGACGCGAGAGAGCGCTGAGTGATTCCCAGCGCCTTCAATGCCTCGCGGAATTCGATGGGCGTCATGTCGTTAGCTTCACTCCTCACCCTTTTATGATCCGCCGAGCGGCTTTGATGCGCAGCTTGTAGAGTGCTTCGCTGGTGCGTGAGCCTTCCGGCATGACTTCCCACGCCGCGGTCAGCGCGAAGAAAGCCTTGGTTACATCGGTGACGGAATGCCGAGACGGCGCACGGGCAATCGCCTTCGCTTCATCCAATGTCATTGCGCTTTCTCCTCTCACAACAAACCCAACATAGGCGCGACGCGTATCTCTGTCAATCACAAAATGAGCGTGACGCGTATTTTATTGGATGCTTGACCGGGCGTGGCGGATTGGCTACGAGCATCGGCATGAACGGATTGGCGACGAGCCCGCAACCGTGGTCGAGGCCGAAAGCCGCGATCGTACGGACGAACCAGAAACGACGCCTTCCCTCTGCCTGCAGCTTGCCGCTGTCGTAGCCGTTCGAACGGCCGGACCCGGCGCTCGTCGAGCCGGGCTGACAAAGCACAAGCCTCGGTACGGAAAACGAGCGGGTAAACACGGAGGCGCGAAGCGTGCCCCCAGCGACTGCGGCTATACGGCAGGGGAAGACAGTCTCGCAAGGCTGATCAGGCGCGGGAGGGACATCGGTGCGAGTCAACCAAGGACGAGGACGCACGCCCCTCGCGTGGTAGGCCCGTGTCAGCGTATCGAACGGGCTGTCAGAGCTCCTCTTCCCCGGATGACCGGCTCGCCCGATTCGCCGCCTCACGCTTCGCACGCGCCATCGCAGCCAACCGCCGACGCTCGTCCACCGGCATCCGCGCAAAATATCGCGGTTGACGCTCGGTTGCCCGCTTCGCCGCATACGCGTCCAACTCGGCCACCAACGCCATCTCGACCGCTACGCGACCCTCAAGGAACCGAGCAGCCCGCGACGCAGCCTCCGCCGTCATCCCATAACGCCGCCACCGCGCAAGCGTGCCCTTCGATTGCAACCCGATCAGCACCTGCAACACAGGCATCGGACCCGGATATTCGTAAACTCGCCAAGGTAGCAACACCCGAGCTACGCGGTCCACAAGTGGTACGCTCGCATCAAGCCGCTTAAACAGCGGGGAAACAGAACGACGACGCGCGCGGGCAGAGCTGCTCTGGCCTAATCGCCGTAGCAAGGCTCCGATGTCGAGGTTATACGCCGACGATCTCATGGTTCACTTATGGACCGCTTAGGATCAACATGTTGTGTTTCAACCGCGATTTCAATAGCACAACCCGATCGCAAGCCTCTAACGTATTGATATCGCGCAACACCCGATGGCGCGTAAGGTCCATTATGGAAAATCGCACTGCACAAGCTCCCGATGGTCGTGCACGGGAGGGTTGTAGGCGGCCACCCCGTCGGGACGCTACGCTGTGATTATTCGTTACGCACCCCACACGTCGCCCCCAGAAAATTCTCGATTTGTTAGACTAACGATCGCGGACGCGTTAGACTAACGCATGCAATTGCAGAAATGCCGGGTGTGCGGGCGTCGGCATGCGCTTGGCGGGCCGCATATCTGGGACGAAAGCTCTGGGCCGCGAGAGGGGGTGGTGCCCGATAGACCCGCAACTGGGGAGAATAACGCGGAGGCCCCGGTCGTAACGGCTGGGGCCGATTCGTCGAGGCCGAAATTTGATCGCAACGCCTACCAGCGGGCGTATATGAAGCGGTGGCGTGCGAAGCGGAGATTGGAGCGGAAGTGACTGAGTTGATGCTGTCAAATCAGGTTGCGATCATGCGGGCCCTTGCGGTTCTGCTGGTTTCCGAGGACCGCGAGATGGCGCGGCTGCTGACGGGGATGGCGAATGACGTCGAGGATGAGATGGAAACAAAGGGCGAGCCCACCTCAACCCGCGAGATAGAGATTGCCCCGGCGATGATGGAAGCGGGCATAAATGAACTGGTCGGTTTCAACCGCGATTTCGATTCGGAACGATCAATCGTATGTCATATTTATCTGGCTATGGAAAGGGCCAGACTAAATCATGCGAGCAAACCCGAGGCTACTACGACGCGGTGTCGGAATGAGTGACGAGTTTCCTGTTGTCGAGACTGCGGACGAGGCGTTTTTTGCCGACCATCCCGACCGGCATTACCGGATACGGCTGCCGGCGAAGGGCGAGTATCTGCGGGAATTTCGGTCGCTGGGTCCGCATGAGGAGGGGCGGCGGCGGATCATTGTGTCGCGGGTGCCGTCGGGGATGGCGTTGAGGTTTGGCGTGAAGGTGATGCCGATCCCGTTTTTGGCGTTTGCGGACGAGGAGATTGCCGACCGGGACGACGTGCTGGGGCCGATATTTCGGGGCATCATGGAGCGGGCCGGTGCGGACATGGGCATGGTTGGGCCGGCGAGGGGGTGGTGATGAGACTAAAGTCTGTCCGAATCAACGAAATCGCTGGCCCGGTCCCGTGCCAGGGGTTGACGTTTGAATTTGTCGCTCCCGAGCCGTACCGGATTCTTTCGATTGTGTGGGCATTGCCGACTCACAGGCTGGAATTTGCGGCCAAGCTAAGGGCCATAGCCGAGACGATTGAGCAGACTCCTGATTTGGAGATAGATGGAATTGAGCGGCATGGGTTTGGGGTTCGGTGATGCTGTATTTTCTGGTGTGCGCCGACGAGGTTGCCGGGTGTGCGGAGTGTCATGAGCGCGGCTGGACGCAGGTCGGGGCGGCGCGGTTTTACACGCCGGCGCGGGACGACGTGCGGGTGATCCGGCGGTTTACCGACATGGCGCTGTTGCCCGGCGGGACGTGGCTGATGGCGGGGCGCGACTTTGCGCAGAACCCGGAGGCGCAGCATTTTCTCGATTTGACAAAGCTGGGAGCGGCGAGATGGATGGAGGGCGAGATGCCCCGGACGGCGCCGGTTCCGATGCCGGTCGAGCCGCTGGCGGAGGAGCCGGAGCCGATGGCGGCGATGCCGTTCAACCCGGCGCTGACGGTCCCCTCGACGCGGGACAACTGGCCGCCCCGGACGGCG